ATTCTCCAGAATATCCAGATTCACCTGATGTTCCAGATGTTCCAGACGTTCCAGATGTTCCAGATGTTCCAGATGTTCCAGATGTTCCAGATGTTCCAGATTTTCCTGAAGTTCCAGATGTACCAGATTCTCCAGACGTTCCAGATTCTCCAGAATATCCTGATTCTCCAGAATATCCTGATTCTCCAGAATATCCAGATTTACCTGATGTTCCAGATGTTCCAGATGTTCCAGATGTTCCAGATGTTCCGGATTTTCCTGAAGTTCCAGATGTACCAGATTCTCCAGAATACCCAGATTCTCCAGAATATCCTGATTCTCCAGAATATCCAGATTCACCTGATGCCCCAGATGCTCCTGAATATCCTGAATATCCTATACTATCTGGATTTATAGTATGATAAGTCCCATGGGAATCTCTATATCCAAGATTGCCGGTATCATTTTCAATGGCTATTTGACCAAGATCTAAATGTTGGCGCAATAAAGTTTCAGAATTATTGATCTCGGTAATATGCACCTGTTCGGCAAGCGGGTCTTCATATATATCGTCTGACATAATATTTTCTTTCAATGGTTAAGTGCATGTTTAATATTCAATAATTATCCAATATGATACGCTGTAGCAAGATAATTATTCTGCATATTAGGCAACCCTGAACCTCGCTCAAAGAATGTAAGATATGATTTTTGAAATCTTTTAAAATCCTCATGGCCAAAACCATAAATATTTTGATAAAATAAAATTATTTGTTTAGGAGCAATGGTAATATTCATACTGTAATTGCTTGGAAAATAAGAACCAAATTCAGCATATTTTAAATATCGAATAGTTTCCAATATATTAGATTTTTCATGAATTCCATTATATTTTTTAAATTGATCAAATTGAGACCAAGATGGAAAAGTGGACTCATTAAAAATGGACGCATTTCTTGCAAGAATTTGATATTTCGTAACACTATCTTCCGGATTTAAGATTGTATCAATAGGCGCATCTAAATAAGCTTTAAAATAATCACCATTATTTAATTGTAAATATAAAAATTTATGTGTAGGCCAGGGTATATGAACAAAACTACCAACTACATCGTTTGCCGAAACGCCCATATAATCATTATAAAGGGGCTCTTTTAAAATAGATTTTTTATATAATTGTAATCTAACTAAGCCTTGTTCTTTATTGTGCCATATTGCTTGAGTTATATGATAAATGCCACTATAATCAGAGGTTTTATTGGTATTATTATAAATTAAAATCTCAGGATATTTAATCCCTTTTGATGTATCATATACAAAATTAATCATATGTTGAATAGGCATTGGACCCTCTGCCGAATATATTACTATCGACGCTGGCGTATACTGTTCTTCAGCGGCGACATCTTTTAAAATAAAATTATTAGTTAATTTTAAATATAACAAATCTTCTTTCAGTAAATCAGAAACATCGGATAATTTAATAATTCCATTAAGTCTATCTATAATTGAAATTATTGATATATCGCCATATTTAGTTAAAAATTTACCACCCACCTGAACAAAAGGATGTAGTGCATTAGGGCTTTTTAATTCAACAGTTATTAAATTATTGTTCTTATCAATACTTATAATTTTATATGGATAAGATTCGTATAATCCTATTACTTTACCATCATCTGGCGATAATGGCTGCCCATAATATGAATTCATCGCCTGCTTGTATTCTAATCCATTATTAATGTTTTGAATGCCTTTCATAATACTGGATATAGCCATTTTTCCACTATAATTATTGTGATTATAAATATTCCAATCTGAAATATTAATTAAATTTCCATATAATTCATATAAATAATTTTCTATAATAGATACTTTTTGACAATAAACTATAGAATCAATAGGAATGGCCCCGTCTTCAAATATATTTCGATTAAATTCTAAAATATAATTATTAAAAGTAAAATCTATATCTTTTCTAAATTCTACAGGGTATCCACCGCTAATATGTGAATGTAGGTACTGAATATCTATTACATTTTTATCGATATCATAAGCTTTAGCTGTGGTCAAATAAATATTAAAAGTTTCATTTTCAAGATAAGATAAATCACCATCAACTTTTATCATAAATTTACTTTTTGATTCATCAGAGACCCATTCACCTTGATTTGTAGTTCCTATAGTACCATTAGAGGAATTATAACCACTATACCATTTCCATATATTACCTTCATATGGATAATATCTTCCATTAGGTTGTTCCGCGCATTTATATAAAGACAATTTTAAAAACTCTACAGCATACTCGTCTAAATCGGTTCCGCCAAAAATTGGCAAAAGGGCTGAACTATAATTTAAACCGGATTTATTAATAAATGTAGCCCAAGGGGTACCCGTACTGGAGGCACTAATAACATCATTAATATTATCGCCTGACGCGACCTTAATTAATAAATAATCATCACCCCATATAATTTCAGACTCATCAGCGCTGATAACCTGAACATTATAATGCGAAATATCTTTATAATCAGGTTGATCTGGAGTGTATAGCCCCTCTATCGACATTACGCCAATTAAATCGTCTGAAATTTCACCATTACTAAATGATTTATCTATTTCAGCATAATGTTTTCTATCATTGGGCTCTTTAGATGATAATAAATTTAATATTTTAAAATATTGGTCTTTAATATCTGATCTATTGGCCTTAACAACAATATAATTATTTAAACCAATTTCCCTTATTTTATAATAATCTGAAGAAGAGATTTCTATTAAATCTTGATAAATAGGTTTTAAATTTGAATCGTATTGAGGTTCTATAGATACTTCACGAATAGCCCTGATAGTATAATTATCATTTTTATTTGTAGGATCAAGATTTAAGGGCTTAGAAGTTAACGGCCCTAAAATTATTTCATAATAATCTTCAATTGGATATATTTCAGATTGTTCAGGTGCGGAACTATTATATAATCGTGTTGATTTGGTAATTAAATTGTTAGTGGCTAATCTCAACCCTTGCCAATAATTCTCAAATAATTCCCTATCATCATCAGATAAATAGTCCCAGAAAGTGGTTAAATAATCCCACAAATTTAAATTAAATTTATCCTCTTGAACTAAAGGATAATATTGCGTATTATCGTTCTGGCTCATAATGTAGTTGCCGATAATGATGTGATTCTAAAAAATTCTATCGAATTCGCCTCTAATTGGTCGGTAAATGTTCCAGTTATAAGATTGCCTAAATTATCATATCTGATGTAAGACACAGTTATAGGTTCTTGAATATTATTAACTATATTTTGATTATATAAATAACTAACAAGATCTTTAACAACAAATACACCATCTATATTGTCATCAAAATATTTTTTTATAGCATCAGTAACCTGATTGTCGCTTGATTTTCCAGTATAATAAATGGCAAATGAAAGACTGATTGGCGATTTATGTTTAACAAGGATATCTCCATATACTCTGCCAAAAATAGGACCTTCAAAAAAATCCTGCATAGCAGATATGGATGGATAGGTGGTATATTCAACGGTAATAGAGTCAGAATCAATATTATTTAAATATATTTTAACGATCTCTTTTGACGATCTTACTAATAATAAATCTGAACGCATTACCGTATAATCTGAATTTGATAAAATTTTAGTTTCATTAAGAGTGGCCCCTATAGTAACGGATAAAATATCAATAATAGGCATATTACAACCAAGCGCCCTGCTCATTTCAAAATAATTATCATTAATTTGTTTAGTTAAAGTGATTGAGGATGAAATTAAATTTTCATAATTACTTAATGTAGCCACGTAAATATCCGATTTGTTATTGGCATGATACGATCCTGAAGAACCACTTTCAGCTTTTATATAATCAATATGAAGAACCGAATGTATGTCATCTTCAGTTTCATTTGAATATCTACTTTTTAATTTGGTAGTTCCGGTTGTTATAAATAAAATAAAAATATTAGTTCCAAATCTATTTAAAACTTTATAACGATCTATGCCGTCTAAATCCTGTGTAAATAATGATTCTAAACTATTTTTAGAGCCATCTGGGTTAGATAATCCAGATATTGCAGTCCAGGCTCCACTGGTTAATTCAGTGGATCCGGTAGCAACGCTTTGCCCCTCTTTATCCCATATATAAGCCTGAAAGCCATCTGTTAAGGTGTTATTTATGGCGCTGGAGCCATTAGCACGAGCGTATAAAGTAATAGGGCCATCAAGATGTTCTACATTCAAAGCAAACATTGCTGTGGCTTTCTTTTCTGAAATATCAAAAGCTTTTAAATTTGTTATTTGCCATTGATCGGCAGTAGATAGACTTTTGGTATCTAATGATATTTTCATCATAGTTCCATAACGAGTAGAAGATATATTTCTTAATTCGGTGCCATAAACACTTAACAGCGCACTCTGTGTTTGAATTCTTAATACATTTTCTGATGGCGTAGTGTCTGGACTTGATTCCGCTGTTTTATGCAAATAAAGGGTCATTCTTAAATCGTCATAAATAATAAATTCAAATTCATATTCTGATAAAGGTTCTATGCGCCACAAGGTTTCAAATAAAGCGTTAATATCGCCTATGGTGTGCTGTTGTTCTTCATCCTCATCCACAAGATATACTTGAGCAGTTCCATATTTTTCAGCATGAGCGAAATAAATAGAAGCATTATTAGGAGGGGGCGTTCCCTCAGAAATCTCATTTTGAGGAACAAATTTATTATTTATTCTAATTCCAAAACCAATTCCAGTATAACCGTCTACTGTATTATCATTAGTTCCACCTATCATTATCTGAAGATTGCTATTAGCTGTAAGGGCTGAATCGTCAGCGACATCGGGCCATGTAAAAGTTCCGGACAATTTAACACCAATACGTTTATTGATATCTTTACCAACAGACAAAGAATTCAGCGCTCCACCGCAAATATTAATAGTATTATTGGTAAAATTTAAAACTTTAATATCTTCTGCGCCATCGGCTAACGGCCCAAGATTACTAGGAGTAAATCCATTAGCGCCATAAATCCATTCTGGAGACGGAACAATTACAGGAGTATACCCAACATTTTCATCAATAATATTAAATAGGTCTTTTGTTGCAACTTCCATATATGTTTTATAATCATCAAAAAATATCCCTTTATACATATCGTCGGTGCATTCCTGATTTAATGCATAACCATGAAATGCCGGTTCTTGAGAATTAATATCACTAGGTTCTATGGTAAGAGGATAATCATAATCTGTGGGGATAGAAAGAGGACCCCATTGACCAGCGTTAACATTCCCAGCTTCAAATGGATATATCTGATAAAAACCTATACTTTTAATAAGATTTTCACCTTGAACTTTTCCAAGAAACGTTACTTGCTGCGGAGGGGCTGATAAATCTATAGCTTCAACTAAATCGCGATTCATATATCTGTCGCCGGCTGAAGCTATGTATTGGGATCGTATAATAGGAAAAAATTCAGGCAATCTGGCATATATACTACGCTTATTCATTAAGCTTCTGTCATTAATAGCATATGTTAATCTTTTAAAATATTGTTCATTATTTTCATATTTAGAACCATTTTTAATAGCCTCAGGATTAGATACCATTTTATAAGTAAAATCAATATTTGTTATTTGGGATATTCCGCCAACATCAATATTGTAAGAACCCCCTCTTACTGTAGCTATAATTGGAACGTCAATATAATAAATAGCAAATCGATCTGTAGAACGTAAAAATGATCCACTATTGATATATCCAGGTTGAATGGCTTGATATTGTAATCCATCAGAACTTATAAACCTGGTGTCGGCAGTTATTTCAATATTAACCTTTTGATCAAACCATATTCTTGCATAGCCAAAGGCATAATCTCCATATACTCTAGGTTCAAAAAATTTATTACCAAAAAAATCCAATTCCTGTTCAGACATATTTTGCCAATTAGTTACATCATTTATTCTATGCTCGCTGGCTAAAGAATTATAGAAATCGCCCAAAATTATACCTGAAGGCTTTACAGCCAATTCATCAATTACAGTTCCTTTTTGGCCGGAAGACTCTGAAACCTCGGACCATTTTTTTCTAATAAAAGCTGTAAAATTAAACATAGTATTCCTTGGGGGTTAAAGAGGCCCTATTATTGAATATATATATAATATACCTTTAAACCATCTTTTCTTCAATATGTTATTTTAAAAGTAATTAGGAAATAACTATAATAGTGAGATTTAATTTAGACTGATCATCTTTAACTAAACAAAGGAGTTTAATATGGGAAAGCTGCATGAACACATTGCGGTGGAAAATGACATCAAAGGAACGCTATCGAAAATTATAGCAGAAGCCGCGACTACGTTCACCAAAAAAGACACGCATTTTGATGAGTCTTCAAGGCTTTATACTCCGTTTGTAGATGGAGATAAAGATATTCCAGAAACTGAAGTAACGCATATGGTTACTACAGTAAAAGACAAGCTTGACTATGTATTTCCATATCTGGCCAAAAACCTAGATCATACATATCAGAAGGAATTGGCCAATACGGTAGCAAAAGCTGATGTGGTTCTGGAGAACGGGACGGTTTTGGCAGAAAAAGTGCCGGTGCTTGTTCTGGTTCAGCTGGAGAATACATTAGAAGGCTTCAGAAAAAATGTTCTGGAAATCATTCCCACATTGGATCCCAAGATTGATTGGGAACCTGATACGTCAGCTAAAAATGTGTGGAAGACCCGCAATGCCATCAAAACAGTCAGAACGAAGAAAATAAATAAGCCAGTAATCGTAGTGCCGGCTTCAGACAAGTTTCAGGCACAAGGGCAATTGGTGCCTGAAGACATCCCTGTGGGCGAATTTGTCAAAACAGCTCGCACAGGAAGGTTCTCACCTCTTCAGAAAAGTGATATTCTTGCTAAAATGGACGTAATCATAGCTGCTGTAAAAAAGGCTCGCGCAAGGGCCAATGATACGCCTATTGAGAACGTAACAATTGGCAAGAAGATTGTGGATTTTATTCTTGGTTGAATATTAATTTATATATTGCTAGTGTAGGATAGTCGGGAGGCTTTGAAGTGGGGGCGCTAGTTTCCATGGAGCCAAAAGTGGAATACCGATCTGCAATATATAAAATAATATAATTGTATAAAGATTGACAATGCGAACTTATAACTTCGCATTGTTATTATAGACACAATAGTCATATTTATATTCAGATTAATGAATAAAACTCAGGCTATTATGTGTCCCATGCTAAAAACAAAAATGGTCGATTTTGGTCTACAAAATCGTTATCCAAGCCCAATCACCGGTTCAAATCCGGTCTGGCTCTCTAAGAACATCTATATGATGTTTTTAAAGAGCCGGTAGCTTAGAGGTCAAAGCGGGGTGATAACAGTAAAATACGATTTGTTGTAACCATTATCTTCTATGTAGCTCATCCTATAAAGATGATAACTATATAACTGACCGCCTGGGGGGAAGGGTATTCCCCCTGGGTATTTTTTTACCTTTTTTTATAAAACGTTATTTTAAGGTATTTTATGGTATAACTATATTGGAGAGGGTATATCCGTACCTGATCCATAAACCTTTTTCCAGGGAGTGTATATGAATCCGGTTACAGCGCCCGCAGGAGCATTTGGTAAGGAAGTTATCAATAGCGTCATTTTTGGCGCTATCGCAGGAATTCTGATGGGGGTCACAGGGAGTGTCGTGACCAAAGCTTTGCAGCCCAGGGTTGACAAAGCAAATCAGGCCACCGGCAAGCCCGCCGGTGATACCAAGAATTAATTGGGTGCTGTTAATGAAAAGCACCAGAAGAAATTCTGGTGCTTTTTTTACTTAATCTTTTTTTTTACTTATTACGATCTTATACTTCCTTCACCATGCACATCAACCTGTTGTCCTTTTGCAGGGGTATCATTTGGGGATTTATTATTATTCTGATTTTCTTCATTGTCAGGCGTGACTGCTTGCCCTTCATCACCACCCTCCACTTTCTGAAGCATGGTATAATAATCTGCCTTTTCAGCCAAATGATCTAATGCTATCTTTTTTCGAGTGGCAGGATCTTCACTATGTTCAGCTTCAACCTCAATACCCATTTCCAGCTGTTGAGGATCAACAGTATTGGGATCTAATCCCTGAGATTTTCCACCTCTTAAAAATTGAATATACTTACCAGCTAAAATATAAGCAGCGGCTTCGGCTTGAGGAATATCATATCCTTTAGATTCCGCGAATTCATGAAACATTTCATCTGTTGGAGTAGGGTTCTGTTGAAAAAAATCAAATATCATTTTGGGGTCAATAGCACTTGTTCCTGTAGACGCCGCTTCTTCAGCAGGCTCATTTCCTGTAATCTCTTTTTCACCATTATTCTGAGGTTTATTTTCTCCAAAGTTTCCTTTATTATTTTGTTCCTTATTTTGTTCTTTACCTTCTGTATTATCTGGTTTCTTATTTTTATCTTTGCTTTCATTATCTTGTTTGACTGGTTTGTTTCCCATTCCTTTAGGAGGGAATGGCTTCTTATCTGATCCTTTTTTAGCAGTATTAGATTTATTTGTTTCAGACTTAGACTGTTTTGATTCATCCGCAGGTATCTCCGCAGCTAATTTGGTTAAAAGATCTGAATTTTCCATAAGCACCTCTTTTGTGTTAAGTTTATATATTTTAACATACTTTACTACCACGTATAATTCCCCGTAACGTACTCGGGGATAGGGTGATTTAACGGATTGCTGATTGATTTCCAACTCTGTGTGGTTCCTTCTTCAAGAACTTTTGCAATTCTATTGTGGGCCAATCTGGCTATCCAGTCCTCAGATGATTGGGCTTTTGCCTGAATTCCAGTAGGAGTTAAAAATGGCTCATGTTTAATTCTGTCTTTAAAAACTTTGATTCTTTTGAATCCCCTTTCATCAAGTTTATTAATAACACTTTCATCTATTTTAGTATTCGCTTTAAATGGCCCATAATTTTGAGCCAGATGATCCCCTTCAGTATCATAAATACTTTCTTCTTTTAAATTATTATTATTGTAATGTTCAACAGTCGTTAAAGGCGCGACGTCACCTTTTAAATAATTAGGATGACTGCCTGGTTCAAGTATTCTTGTGGTATTAGTTAATCCTCTGACTACAGTTTCAATATCGCGTTTATCCAATTTACCTTCCATCAATTCATTTATATGATTAACAAGAAATTTTTGAGTTTCAGGCATACCTTTATATTTTAAAATATCATGAGCCGACGGAGTGCCAGTGCTTAACAGATCGCCGGATTTGACTAAAACACCAGGTTTAACTAATGGTTGATTGTTGGCATCAATATATCGTATTTCTTGTTTTTCTCCATTATCCAAATGAACATCCCATCCGCCAATGGGAGATTTTTTAATATCTTTTACAACACCATCGATACTCGCCAATGTGGCTTTGTCAGGATTATTTTTAGTAAATCGTAACGTATCAAATAATTGATCAAATACTGTAGATCCTGGTTTTTTCTGAATTTGTAATGCGCCTCCGGTATGGAATGCTTTCATCGCCATGTTTAATGAAGGCTCAGTGATCGTGTGGGCTGAGATGATTCCAATATTATCTCCAATATTAGGTTTTTTTCCATCATAATTTACACCATATGAAAACGAAGAAAAGCCGTCTCCAGGAGTTGGGTCCGTTATTGGAGACTGAACATAAACTTTTTTAATTCCATGTTGGCTTAATTTATTCGCCACATCAGATGTTACAATATCATTTCGTTTTGCTATAATTTTTCCATTATCAGCTTTTGCGTCTTGCGCAAGGAACCTGTTTAATATGCCTTTATTGTCATTAATATCATATTCAAAACCTTTATTATCAACCGGCTCATCGTGAGTTATTCTGGTTTCATAAATTGAATTAATCAAATCTTTTGTAAGCCATCCAGGCTTTGAAGAAGAAATTGATTTTTTAATATTACCACCACGGGCCCCATGTGCAGCAGACCAATATCCAAAAGTATCCAATCCTTCAGAATAAGATTTAGTAATAGGCAGAGGTATAGGTCTATCTTCCGCATCAGTAACTATTCCAGGCATTAAAGCAATAGCGCTTATATTATCAATACCTTTAGTTCCTCCTGATTTCAAGCCAACGCCTATCATGGTATTTTCGCCATATTTATTTTCAAGTTCTTTTCTACCCTTCATTGTCATGGAACTGAACGCTTTAACTATAGACATGGGGTCTTTTTTATCTGAATTTTTTTCCGCCTCTCTTACAAGAGAATCTCTTAAATCTCTATCAACAACCGTATCTGAAACACCAAGGGTGAAGCCAAAAATAGTAGAATAGTTATTTCCAACATCTTTAATTTTATCGGCTAATCCTAAAGCAATTTTTCCATTGTGTTTTTTGGTGACATCTCTAATCCACGATTCTACATTTTTACCATTCAATTCGATATCGTATTTTTTTAAATCATCAGGAACCACACTGTTAATTTCATGCATACCAAAGGGAGCTTTTTTATCTCCAACCGTTACGGAGTCGGCATAGGTAAATTTATTCTGTTTAAAAGCATTACGAGCCTGTTCCAGCGTATCAAATTTTAGACCAGTATCCTGTCCACCTTTACCCTTGGAGACAAGCCAGCTGCCTACAATCATGTCCATTTGAGGTACATTAAGAACTGAATCGTATCCAGTTTTAAGCATAGAGGCTGAGGGTTTCATTTTTTCAGCTTCGGCAATGGCTTTGGGGGAAATGGGGACGTGTAACTGAAAGGTATCAAAAACAGGAATTCCATTTGAACACATAAACGTCATTGGCCCCGGAACGGTAATGTCATATAAACATTGTTTTTTATCAATAAAATTAACTTTATCGGCGGTAAGCCATGTTATAGTATTATTATTAACAATTTCAATCCATTCACTTGGCAAACAATTATTAGACATAGAAATTATTTTTTTAGACATTAATCTCCCAAGCAAACCTTTTCGACAAGCCTTTCTCATTGAATCTCGCATTATTGGATCTTTAATAAATTTTTCGCATTTATCATACAAATCTTTATTCCAAGGCACCCTATCTACCATATTAATTGTTCTATTGGTAGCCATTGATGAAGATAAAAATTTTCTATATATTAAAGATTTTTCTTTATTCTTAAATATTAATTCTTTGCCCCTTATATCAATAGAAGACATGCCAATATTATAATATGAATTATTATTTTTACTATAATAACTTATTAAACATGATATATTTAAACTTTTACACATAGTTAAAATTTCGTCGGCAAGACGCAAAGATGTTGTTGCATATCTAAATTTAAAAGATCCATTACTATTAGAAAAGCCTATACTTCCGTCGGTATCAAGCATTCCAGATAACAAACCAAGTTTAAATTCTTTAGGGGAAGACATATAACATGGCGGCAAGTGTTTGTTATAACAATTATGCCCAATTATATTTCTTAAATTTTCTGCCAAAGAAATATTTGATAATGATATATTTTTTCCAATATATTCATTTTTACTATTACAAATTTTCTTTTTATATTCATTAGACCAAAATGTTGGTTCTGTTTTTAACAATTTTATAATATTAGATTTAAAAGAATTTTCAATATCTTGATGAATGGTCGCTATGTCGATTTTTTTTCCACTAGTACTACCGTTTCCTATCATGATTCCTAAAAAATATCCAAATTCTTTTGTTAATTCTACACTATCAACACAATTAATAGACATTTTGTTTCTTTTAGAATAATTATTTAATAAAATATGTGTCACTGATTCCTCAATATTAAGTTGTTTAACTTTAGGTATTTGTTTTCCTACAATTTGTTTAGGGCTAATTTTTTCAAGATTCCAAGTATTAGTATTTAAATACACTGCACTATGATCGTCAGATAATATTAATGAATTTTTATCAGACATAGTAATTATACATGAGTTTAAATTTGGATGAATAGAAAAATGAGATACCGGTACAGATATGATTTGTTTTGTTTTATTGTCGATTGTTATAATTTTTATTCCTTTAGGAACCTCATATTCAATATTATTGCTATTTGTTAGCCGTTGAGTTCCCTCGATTCGGGGGAAATCTTCAATATTAATATGTATAATCTTTTCGCTGTCATTAATAATTAATCTATTTAATGTTGGCATACTAACAATCCTTTCTGATAAGTATTTAATTGGATTATAATAAATATACTTATTTGAAAGGAATTGTGCAAGATATTTTTCATGTAAATTATTTAATTTATTTCTATCAAAATCTCCGCCAAAATGAATTATTTTCTCATTCTTAATTTCATGTTTAATAATATTAAAATTAACTATAACAAAGACACTTTCCAACCCGCTATCTCCGTCAAAATCCCCTCCAAAGTTTTTACTTACCACTACTCCTGGCACCTCTATAGATTTACCTTCTGTCAATATCGGTTTAAATGCAGTCATATTCCATCTGTGTAATGATGGCGCTCTGTTAGCTATTATTAATCGCTCATCAGCCACAACGTCCCTAGCTCTTTCTGCAACAGAAGTTTTATCTTCTATTTGTTTTTGTGCTTCAAGAGGCGTATACCCCCAACTCACCATTTTTTTCATTATAAAAGGTCTGAATATTTTAGAAGCCATTTCTTTAGGTATACCCATCTGATCTCCACCCAAATCTGGATTTAAAATAATAGTGGAGCGACCAACAAGATCCTGGCGTCTTTCTAAAACCTTATCTTGAAAGAAGCCTTCTTTTGATTGATTAGAACCCGCAATCTGTTCTACAAATCCTTTTTTATTTTTAATTCTATTAAGATATGAAGTTGGCGCTTGAAGGCCGGTAACAGATTTTAAGTCGTTATATAACTGCCCCCTGGCTTCGGCTAATTGTAAGTTTTTAATATCCTCATTAGGGATTGATTTATCAAGTTGAGATTTTAAATCTTTTAACGCATTGGCTGTATGAGCTGTCTGTTGATACAAATCATTTATATCAGACATTATAATGGCGCCATCTCCAGCCATAGGTATCACCGGTCTGTATTTAGAAGGAGTGACCAATACGTTAGAAACTAAATAATCGGCAGGCTTCATTTTATGTTCTTTTAGTGCCCTTAAATATTTAATTTTTTTATTAAGTTTATCTATTTTTGTTGAATTTCTTTCATTTTTTAAAGCTTCAGTAGCTTGGTCTAAAGTTTCATTTACATCAATTGCTCCCAACATCGTCTCAAGGGCAGGTCCACCTGAAATGGAATCAGGAGTTCCAGGGCTAACTAGTTGTCCCGTTTTTTTATTAATAAATTGTTTGCCAGTAATGACGCCTTCCAATTTTATTAAAGGCATATCTAAAAGATTGGCTGCGGCATTCGCGGCAATTGGATTAAGTGTTTTTTCTGGTAATGAGAAATGTGTAAAATGATCACCAAAAATTCCACCAGCTTTAACAGGGTCAAACAGCCCTTCTTTAATGGGGGCCATGTCTTTTAAACGATATGTTTCCGTAGGATTTAATAATTCTCCGCGAGACCGCTCCAATATATCCTTATCAGTCAGGGGTTTTAAAATAAAATTTTTCCCTTTTTGTTGAACATTAATTCCAGAGCCTTGCATATTAGCAAGAAGCTTATCCCACACAAAAGCTTTATTAGGCGGAGGCAAAGTTTGACCTGTTTCCATAGCTTTCCAATATTCATCATTGCGCTGCCCCTTTATTGAAAACATTTCTCTTAAATTTTCTTTAGCCCCACGAGCAAGTAGTGCGGCCGTTTCCATGCGACCAATATTTTTACCACCAGTTTCGCCACCAGATGCGGGCTGCTCATTAGAATCGTATTCATCACGGTATCTGGCTGAATATTTATGATCTATTTTATGTTCTAGTTTAAGTATATGAGCAAAACCTGTTGCGACAGGATTTTTGTATGGCTGCTTAGTATCTGGATCGATTAATATATCCTTATCGGAAACTCCAGCTTCTTTCATATCTTGTAAAATTTTTCTAGAATTATCTTCTGGTGAAAAATTTCTAATAGGATATTGCTGTCCGGTTTTCCAGGCAATTTTACCAGCAGCGGATTCTAATAATTGCGAGGTATTGATTCTATTAGAAACTCCTATAGGACTCATGGTTAAATCAATATTTTTACCAGTTGTTGGATTAAATGGCATTTCATTATCCGGAACTATCTTTGCTATTATATGTTTATTGCCATGCAATCCCGATATTTTATCGGCAACCTTTAAAGGTTCTTCTGTTTTAACGCTGACAACAACACTATTGCCTGATTTTTTTACATCTGTAACCGTTCCAATATGATCGTTATCCCAACGAATGGCATTGTCAGCCATATCTCTTTTCAATTGCTTGTCAAGTCTTCCAATAGCAATATCATCAGCAGTAGGAGATTTGCGCTCCAAATGAGCAATAACAATATCATCACGTTTTACTGTTTGGCCAGGAAGAATAACACCTTCTTTATCTAATTTTTTCATGTTTTCTGAGGTCAGTTCTTCAGGATAATAAGCCTTATATTTATTTGCAGAAAATACGCCTTTTGATGTACGTTTAGTTTTTAAATCATATATATGTTGAGATGTTAATTTTTTTGCAGCAGACTCAGACATGATTGCAGAATCTTCATAATTGTAACCTTTATAAGGCATATAGGCCACATGAAGATTGGCGCCCAAAGCCATCTGACCATCTTTGGTAAAATTATTATCAGCTAATATATCATTAACTTTTACTTTATCACCAACTTTTACTAAAGGTTCATTATGTAAATAACTTTCAGAATTTAATGAAAAATTATGATAAACAGGAATGACATATTCTTTGCCCGATTTATCTGAAAGAGTAATTTTATTAGGAGTTATTTTTTTAACTTCCCCGTCTATGGGGGACTTAGGAATTGCTATAAGACTGGCCAATTCTTCGCCAAAAGGTTTACCCTTATCATTAATAATTTTAAATAAAGGTTTTTCACGATTTTTTAATGATATGGCTTGCTCTTGCATTTTAGAGGCTGTTAATCCACGGTTGCCTTGAATGGAATCAAGAAATGGGATTGAGTTGGCTGAAGTATCGAACATACCCATAGGACTGGCTATTATATAATCTACGTCGCCTTTTTTAACTTCGCCCAATTTGCCGGCTCGCACTATTTTAATTTTATCTGAAATCGGATTAGGCTTCTTGTCGCCCATATTATTAAATTGAAATTGATCTGGAAAAGCCACATTTTTATTATGAACATCAATGGGTCTTAAAAGAACATATTCACCATTGGGCTTCATAAATTTAGAATAAAGATCGTTTCCAACTTTGATAGTATCATAAGAAGTATGCACAGCAATCCCAATGTTACCACCTTCAGGCGTATGCAATGGGTCTACAAAGCCAACTTCACTATTTGATATCTGTCTGGCCTCATTGGTCACTGCGTTAGCGGAACCTATACCGCCTTCGCCCATCACGGTAAATTTAGTACCTTCTCCAATAATAGCCATTGGATTTGTTTGATTGGGAGGGCTGGATAATTGGCTATTGGTAATTGTGCCTATAGTATAAGCATTAAATGTTTGAGGACTTAAAGATTTATTAATAGAACGATTTCTATTTAACTTGAATTTAATGTTATTAACAATCTTTCCGGCATTTTTAATTAAATTCTCTTTAATGTGATCCTCTACATCATAAAAAGATTTAAATACTAATGCTTCTCTATCATCGCTATCTACGACGCCGCGATTTATATCTATAATTTTTTTAGAAGCATCGAGTATGGCGTCTTTATTTACATTGGTATATGGCTTACCAAGAGTGATCTGTGTAACATCCGGATCTAATTTGGTGGCAAACAATCTGGTTTTAATTTGTTCAGAAACATTTAATGGATTTAAATCTTTAGCTGGTTGTTTACCGAACACCGCTTCATAAAATTTTTTTTGATTGACGTCTTGCTGGCGAGTATAGGCCATTGAGTTAATATCGAAAACATCCTGACCCCATGAATTAATTAGTTCTTTATCGGTGATTCCAACAGATCTTAAAGCATTAATTAAAGGCACATGCTTTGTGCCATAGGCCATTGAGAATATTTTTCTTTCAGGGTCAAATTCAATTTTAAAATTATTATTAAATCCTCGCGCAAAATCTATTGTTTTGTCTACATTAAAAAAAGAACTAATTTCACCGTTCTTTTGATATTTAGTATAGACACCAGGTTTTAATCTGGCTTGTTTTATAAATTGATATTCATTCCCTCCGATTAAAAACGTCCCCCTGTCAGTCAGCTTGGGGATATCTGCTATTTTCATGTTATTAACTTTATCAATGACTTTATTGGTTTTTTTATCTATTAATTCTAAATCAGCCCTGATATCATTGGACCATAATTGGCCTTTATTACGCACATCTTTTTGTTCTTCTATATCTTTATTATCATACTTTTCAACAATTTTAACATTATTGGCTTTTAATTGAATATTAGGATCGTCAATGGAATTTAAAATTTGCCCAACTGTAGTTTTTACAGCAGTATTAATAAGAATATTATTTCTTACATCCTGATCTAAATTTAATAATTTATTTAAAATCTGTTGAGAGGATTCGGTTGACATTTTATTACCTTAAGTGTGAGTGGTTAATACTATAAATATAATAAATGGCTTATTTATTGTGATATTTATTAAAAATAACTGAAATAACTATTATGGATGATTTAATATTTTTTGTCTTTAAATTAATAGCCCCTAATCTAAATATTACTATTGAAAAGAAAAAAAATCCACTATAATGAAGAGGTCGGTCTTCATTTATTTATTCACAACAACAAAGGGGTCTTATGAGAGCTTATACATTTGTGTTAGGAAGGTTGATGCCTGGTATCGCTACCACCAAAGATGAAGCGTTAAAGGAAGAGATCGTGTTTCTGGGTAATAACGATGGTCCTAAATCAAAATGTAAGAAGGTATCGATGGATAAAAGCAATCCAGCCCAAATAAAAGATGGACTGATTACTTTTGCTCACCCAAGAACTATTGGAAAAGATAAGAGCAGGTTTCTTGTTTTAGCACGACCCGACCGTGGAATCAATAACGTGCTGTTGAGGGTTAACACCGGCTCATTGGATTCTAACAGCAAGTCGCGTGGATGGTGGACACCTAAGGATGGAAATGCACAAGTTAAATATGAAGCAAAAGGGTGTCGTCCTAATGGCAGCACATATTGTGATGACTTGGTAACATTGGCTCCGGGAGATAGCATCATTGCTTATCCAGAAGGTGAAGAAAAAGGTTACGAACTCAAGAATACGATGGGGAAGTTGCACATGTGGAGAGAAAAATAATAATTAAAATTATATAAAGAATTTGGTTTGGTTGAATTAATATTCAGCCAAACCAATTCTCTCTTTACTTTTTTTCAGGAGGGTTATGTTTGCAATAATGTTAATGATTCTTGGCTGGTAAATTTAATTTCCAGATTAGAATTATTATTGGAGGAATAGATGGGTGTTTTTGATATTTTTAAATTTAAAAAACAAAAAAAATACGATATCACTGAAAAGCGACTAAAGAAATATGCAAAAATTACATTTAAATGTATTATTGGATTTTATAAAGATATTTATAAATTAGCCGTCGCCCAAGATGAACTGGATTCTTGGAAAAAATTTATACGCGAAATGGAAGATGAGTTTGGATTTGGAATCAATTCCAAATTCAGCATGGAATATTTAGAAAACATTAATTTCAAGTTAGTATCAATATATCATTATGGTATTTCAAAAATTATAAAAAGAAAATTATCATATTCTGATTATAGTTTATATAAATCTATGATGGAAAAAACTCTGGATAATAGTATTAAGTCCAGGATTACATCCAACGAATCCATCATAATGAACATGCTTAATGTTGATCCATCAATATTGCCTATTAAATATGTTCAAATGGTTTTATCGATTAATGACTTTGTTCATGCTACTAATTTGATTATTAAAGAATTAAAAAAAGTAAATGATTTTAAAAATTATGATTCATATATGCAATATTATGAGTATGTTAAAAATAAAGTTCAAATAATTAATAATCTACTTCATGAAAATGGATTTTATAATACTCATAATTTAGAAAGATTTACTCTTTTGGCAATGTCGTATGTATGTGGGTTTCCAACTATGGATACGTTATATAAAAAACCAATAAATGATGGTGAAACGGTTCCGGATGAAATGATTAAAGAAATTCAAAAACGATTATTTCAGATGGTTGGTAAAAATATAGACGAACTTGATGCATAAAAGGATCAAATCTAAAATTTGATCCTATTTTTTTTATTATATTACAGGAGAATTATGACTACTAAAAGATTATGTAAAACAAATAAAGAAGCGCTTAGATGGTGTAAATCCAGAGGCGCCGTGATAGAATTTGGAGACTGGAGAAAATTCATAGGTATGAGGCATATTCCTGAAGGAATAACCTGCATGGTGGCTATAACAAAATTAAAAAAAAATGAAAAAGTAAGTTACGCCCCAGAGGATAGTATAAGCAAAACCCTTTTAGACGCAGTAAATAAATGGATTAAAAAAATAAATTTAAAAAAAAAGTAGTATATTTTTTTAATTACATACCACTATATATAGTGTGGTATTTAATAAAAAACACAACATGTAGTTAAGTTAAATTTATTAACAATTAGTATAAAGTTTTATATAGATTTTAATTATTTATTATGATATATTTAAAATCTAACAAGGTTAAAAAAATGCCAATCCATTCTATCAATATTTCATTCAATTCAACCTCAACAATAATGGAGCTGTTATGTCAAACACAAAAGTGTATGATGGTAAATTTTCAAATGGCGTTGCATATGAAATTCATCATTCAACAGGTTTTTCCAATCAGTCGGAATTGGCTGTTAAAATAGGAGATGCTTTCATCACTGTTATTAAGTCCTCACAAAAACGAAATGGCAATATAGAATTTTCCGCATCATCCAATGGAAAAGTTATAATTAAAACCGTTAAAGATCTTCCCGCAGAATCTCTCAAATCTCTTTAATAAATAATATTATTTATTAAATATATTTTTTTACATTTTTCCACCAATAAGAGGTTTACATGGGCGATAAATATAAAGTTAAAAAAGACGATCTTCGTGCTTTATTTTCCACAGCCGACATGCTCATGGAAAACCGCTATCACGGCCTATATGAAAAATTTGGCTGGAAAAAGGGTTCCAATGGGAATTATCATTGCTGGAATGTAGGCGCTCACTCAAAGGGCGCTGACCTTCATGCGTCATTGTCGGTAGATAATAGAACTGGTCTATGGCATTGTTTTTCCTGCGGTATTAAAGGCAATTTCCAATCGTATTGGAAAGAATACCTGAAAGGAAGACATGGCGACTCATATACTGATTTTATTATCGATTTTTTAGGTTTGCAGAATAAAATAAATTTCAGCAAAGAACTTAGCGATCCAGACTATGAAAAGAATTCAAAACAGATATGTGAACTATTTGACAGGCTTCAAACAGAAAGAGTAAAAGAGCGCGGTAAGCCTATGATGTTGTCGAGCAGCCTTACAGAAATAATAAAAGAGACAACATCATTACCTATGTCTGAATTAAACGAGATGGTAGATAGATTATTGAAGGATACTGAAGCTTTAAATTATCTACATGAAACCCGCAGAATTACTCCTGAAGTAATCAAGAAATACAAATTGGGATTAACAGACAAGGGAAAATTTATCTTTCCCCAGATCGGTGCTGATGGTTCATTAATTAACCTGAAAGCATATGATCCACGCAATCCTAATACTGATTTCAAGTGGAGTTATCCTCATAGAGGGCTTGGATATGGTCCAATGCCTATCAATAACTTTACTCACCAAAAGATCTATTTCTTTGCCGGCGAACCTGACTGTTATTGCGCTTTAGCTATGGGAATAGACGGGGCGGTAACATTAGGGAGTGAAGCCATGACGGACGTAGATAAGATATTTGGAGAAGATAAAGCCAAACAATTGTTTTATGGAAAAGAAACAGTTGTTTGTCTGGATGCTGACGATTCAGGAATGATCGCGTCAAAAAAGTTAGCTGATTCTCTATATAAATATGTTAAACAGGTTAAAATCATTAATTTTAATATATCAGAAATAAATCCTAATGGATTAGATCCTAATAAAATGATTAAGATTTCTAAAGATGGTAAAGAAAAAATGAAAAGAGCGGAAAAAGATTTTACCGAATTTATGGTAAAAAATGGGTTTGGTAAAGAAGCCATTGATATGTTTTATGCTTTAGAAAAAGAAACAATAGTATATACACAAAATACAGACAGGACATCCAGAGAAATTTTTAAAGTAACCTTACAAGAATCAAGAATGCCAAAGTATTATAGTTTTGATGGTAGTAAGGTCATTCGTTTAGTGGCGTCAGTGGGAGATTTTGATGGAAGGGCCATTTTATATCCTAAAGAAATTGGTGTTAAATGTGGCGCAATGTGCAATCCCGACAATGTTACGACAATGTGCAGATATTGCAAATTACCTACATTATCAGGATTTAACAAAGCTTCTAGTCAAACATTACATATTGAACGGGAGCTACCCAAGGAATTTGAAAATGATCCCACTTATATTAAAGCTACCGAACACGATATATTAGGACTTGTAGAAGTAACTGAAAATCAGAAATTACAGCAAATTAAAAAATTGTGTCAGATTAATGACCACTGTAAAAGCGCTATTATTCAAGATTTGGCTCATGAAAAACTTTTACACGTCAGATTGGTTAAAGATATTAACGAATTTGGCGATCCTACCGATTCGGCCGGACAGACATTTACAGCTATTGATATGGACGCTTATATGGTTGAAAAGGATATTTATCCTAATCGATCTTATGAATTTGAGGCCGTTTTAACCACATCTTGGAATGGCCAGCAAAGCGTATTATTTTGCCATAAAGCCGAACCAATAGCGACTTGTATTGATACATTTAAAATGGATCAGCAGAATTATGAAATTCTGCAAGTTTTTAAGCCAAAGCCAAATGAAACTATTAAACAGCATCTTAAAAGGCGATATGACATATTCGCCAACGCCTGCGGTGTAACTGAAAGGCGAGAAATGTTTTTTGTAGAAGATTTGGTTTTCTTCTCTCCATTGCAAATTAATAATAAAAAACTTTTACCAGGAATCACCAGAGGATGGGTAGAAGCTCTTATTATTGGAGATACAAGAACATGCAAAACATTGATAACTAAATGGTTAAGAAATCATTATAAAATGGGTGATATGGTGACTGGATCTACCGCAGTTACTCGTTCAGGATTGTTGGGCGGCATTAGAACGGGATTAAACAGACCAATGGTTTCATGGGGTAAAATACCAATGAATGATGGCGGTTTAATTATTATAGATGAATTGAGCAACGTTGATATTAAAACGTTGATTGATTTAACCGGTTGTCGCTCAGAGGGCATTGCTTCTATTGATGGCATCGCTTCTGGTAAAGTATTAGCAAGAACCAGAAAAATAATGCTCTCAAATCCCAGGGCTATGCGTTCTGAAAATGAAAAGAATCCACCCTATGGAATTATAGGTGTTAAGGATTTTTGTGTAAAAGATGAGGTTCTATCTCGTTTTGATATAGTGCTTATTGTTCGGGAAAGCGATGTTCCCGCAGCTTCATATGTTTCATCATATGAACAAATAAACACTGAATTTAACGAGCTTCAATGTCAGACATTGATACGTTGGATTTATTCAAGAAAACCCGATCAATATGTATTTGAAGAAGGTTTTGAAGAAGCCATCGATAAGTATATGAAAAAAATGCTTATTAAATATCATGAATCCACACAGTTGGTTAATCAGGAAATGCGAGCTAAATTAATGAGAATGTCTATGGCATTAGCTGGCGGATTGGCGTCTATGCCGGAAGACGATTGGGATAAAATATATACGAAAATAGAACATCTTGATTATATAGTAGAATTTTTAGACCAAATATATTGTCACCCAAATATGCAGATGGACCACTATTCTAAGATGAAGCGGGCCTCTGAAAAATTAGGCGACATGGCTTTTATGAATAATATCTGTAAATACATAGATATTAATCAACTCATTTACGATGATGATTTTACTGAAAAACATATACAACAAATGTTTTATGACTATTTGGAGCGAGTGCAAACAAAAGATTTATATATTCCCGATGTTAATAATGTTAAATTGCAGAGTATAGGACTTAAGATATATGAAAGTACCCCTAAACTTATCAATCTGCTTGTATCAAAAAATTGTTTTACCAGATCCAAAAAGGGTACTTATAGAAAAACTAAACAATTCAACATATGGTTATTAAAAAGATTGGAGTTAGGTAATGAAGCCCCTACATCCAATATACTTGAGTGTGTCAAAAATCAACAAAACTCTATTATCATTGAGGCTACAGAGAGATTTGGACGACCTGGTAGGCAAAATTCGATCTAAAGAAGAAGTTGATACGTATAATTGGAAATATAAACAATTAAAATCCGTATTGGATTTTTATATTGAAGAAAAGTATTGTAAGATTTATAAAAATGAATTGATGCAATGGGAAGAATTAAATTCGGCAGTGTATTATGTTGAACAAACTAAGGAAAAAATGTTGAAAGCAAAGATACTGTCAACACCTGGAATGAAAGACTATCTAGTGGTACATTCGGTATTTAAGACAAATGATTTTAAAAGTACCGATTGGTTTATTAAAGAAATGTTACAAATTCTTGTAATTACCGATGAAGATGTTCTAAGGCTTCATAAATTACAATATGTACCACCAGAATTATTAAATAAATTATCAATGTTTGATCCTGAACCTATAGGATTAAGAGTTGATAATGTAAGAGTAGAATATACGCATGGGTTTAAAAATAGTATTGATTTAATTGAGACGGATTGGGAAGAAATAAAGGCCAATACCGTTAATGTTCAAGAAGTGTTGAGTAAATATAAGCCAATTGATGCGGGGACCAGATCTGTAATAGACAATTCGTTTTATGATGGCATCCCGTTTTAATTAGTTATTATTAACGAACATTTGTAATAACTATAATAGAGTAATTAACCTTAACTTATGGAGGAACCATGAGTGATTTAAGTCAGTTTTTTTCAGAAGTCAGCCAGGAAGAAAAGAAGAGATTGCAAAGCGGAGCCGATAATGCAAGATCTGAAATGGGCGCAGTTGCTATAGCTTATCCTGGGAAATATGTGTGTGAAATTCCGGCATTTTCATACAAAGAAAGAGACACCAATAAAACCGTATGTTTTCCTGATATTTTCATATCTCCCAAGAAGGGTAGCTTAAATTTAGTTCTTAGTTTTAAAGTTGTTGATGGGACCGATAAGGTTCCTAAAGGTGCATCTATATTTATGAATATCGTATTGGTCCCTAAAGATAAAAGTCAAGAAAATATTGATAAAATTCTAATGTATACCAAGCCGCGTTTGATGATTCTAACTGGAACCACCCATCTTGATATGACGCAGGAGTGGTTTGAGGAATGGTTGATGCCTAAATTCGAATGGAAGAATGATCAATTCGTTTTAATAAAAGATCATAAAATGAAGCAAAGAGTGTTGGTCACTGTAGACGAAAAGCAGGGCACTGATGATAAAATAAGATTGTCAGTTGTAGATATTGCTGTCGCTACGCCATCTGAAAAAAGCGTATCGTTTGATATGAAAAATGCAAACGCCACAATTGATCCCGCTTTGAATATGAATGTTTCTGATAGAAATATTTCATATGAAGAGGCGCAAAATAGTGGTGTAGTAGCGGCACCCAACATTCCTGATATGGAAGCTTTCTAAATCTTTATGGCTGGTTTATTTTTTTATAATAAACCAGCTAATCTTTTTTTACGGAGGAACTATGATTAAGGGACTTACTCATTCTGAAGATGGAGTAATGAACAAGGTTACTAAATACAAAGGTAAAATATCGACTGGGTACGCCCCTAATGAAGGGCCTAATAAGGAAAATCATCCGGTTCCAGCGGGCTTCTTTAGAATATTAAAAGAAGTTATAAAAAACCAAAGAATAGGCATGACTCAACAAATAGTTGCAGTTAAAGATTGGGTTTTAAATGAGTCTGTTCAAAAAATGTTAGAACAAAGCTGCAACAATAATCCTCTGCCAAGAAGAATAGAAGTGGTTTGTTTATATAAAGATTTTACTGAAATGTGGGAAAGTTCATTATGTATGTATTCTGGGACTGAAGGACTTTTATGTAAAAGTCATGGTATAGGAACTTTGGCAAAATATTTAACAATTAATGGCAACGATCGAACATGGCAGCAGAAAAATTGTTTATATGAAAATTGTCCGGAATTCAAAGCTGGAAAATGCAAACCTATGGGATTGATGAAATGTTTTCCAATTATTGATATGTCTCCAAATCCATATCGATTTGAAACTAGAAGCATTAATACCATTATAGGTATCGAATCATCATTTTATGATTTGATGACATTAATGCGAGCTGCTCATATGGTAAAACAAATAGAGGCCGGTCGTGAACTTCCATTTGATGGATTGTTTGGGGCTAAGGTTTTTTTAATACAAAGAAAAGTTAAATCTGGTGGAAAAAATGTATTTATTACTGATATGGAACCAACCCCAGATTTTTCAACTTCTATTATGGAACCTATTAAAAGAGGATTGGCAGCTAAAGCAAAACAATCCAGAATGATAGGCGAGGCTGGATCTGTTTCGCTACTTGGTGATGCCAGTGACAGATTACTTGAAGCGTCACGACTGGCTTTAACAGATGCTACTGAAGCGGAAACTGTCCCATTAGATATAGACTCTCAACGCGAAATTGCTATCAATTTTGGATCCAATGCAGATGAGGAGTCTACCACTCAATCTATTATTATAGAAAAAAATATTATTCCAGAAGATTTAAGTAAAAAGGCTGCTGAAACATTATTGTCTCCTTCAGCATCGCCGGATAAATAATAAATTTTGCATAAGATGTTTTTTTTGTTCAACGTTTCGTTGGATAGTGAAAGTATAATCGATCGTCACGACTGGGACGCATCTAATAAAGTTAAATCGACACCTCATCTAAGACGCTGCCTGCAGCTTTCTTATCTGAGGGTACGATTTAATTTTATTAGATGCTATCGTGACTAGCTGTATTCGGGAGGATGGCCATTGCACACGTTATATTTTTTAGCTCGAAATCAATCGCAAAGCCCCGTCATAGTTCTAAACTGGCTTTCGACAACGTTAGGACCTCTTCAGAGGTAATCTCATACATAGTGATCTATGTATGAGATTCCTCCGAAAGGTCCAAACGTTAGTCGTCGCCGGTATTAGAACATGACAAGCTTTGCGATTGATTTCAGTGCTGCAAAATATAACTAACGGCTCGCACTCACTAATAATCTGAATCCGATCGATCAATCGAATGTGATCTTCGACATGATCGAACAGCTTCAGATTATTCTGGGTTCGTGTCGAGCCTTGCAACTGAGCCATCCTCCAGTCATTTAATCAATCTTAGTTATGCAAAAAAAAATAAATTTATTAAAAAGGGAATATAATTATGCCAAAAAAAACATTAAGCAGAGATTTCATGAAACCAGTTAAACCCGACAATCATTTAGCTCAAATAGTTGGAAATGGACTTTTAACCAGGCCGCAGATAACGCAAAAAATCTGGAATTATATTAAATTACATAATTTACAGAAAATATCTGATGGCAGGATAATAAAACCAGACCGCAAATTAAAACCAATTTTTAACAACAAAGCTACTGTTAGTATATTTAATATGTCGAATCTTATTAGAAATCATTTTGAAATTATTTAACATTAGAAGTATTGGGCGTTGTTTCGACGCTTGCGCTTATATAATAAGTAGACGACATTGAAAATCATGTTTCTCACGTTTAATTGCTCACGAGTACGTGGCAATTAAACTCTAGAAACATATTTTTCAATGAGCGTGTCGATTTTTAGTAATGTCAAAAAAAAGCAATATAGTTAAAAGTGCTAGATGTTTCGTCTAGTATGATTTTCTCTAAAAAAAATATAGGGAAAACCCCAATAGGCTCATCCAAACCCGTGCGGATTTGGATTCGCCCCTTAATTTTACACATTCAATATTAAGTATATTGCTTTAATTAGATGAAAGGAACACAATGCCGACATTTAATGCAAAAGTTTTATGTCACGCAGTAGTTAAAGTTAATGATGGAGTAGATCCTATTGAATTTATTAAAAATAACAATGAATATATCGTTGAACCGAAAAATGCGGATGGTTGCATTGTTGCATTTAAACCAAAAGAAGTTAATATTTTAAAAAGAGGTGAACTAACAGATGATAAACTATCTGATAAATTAGATCAATTTATCCATTTCTCATTTAGGGGTTCTTTAATTTGCGTTGATACTATTAATAGAACCGTAATTAGTTCTGGAAAAGCCAAGCCTGAAGAAATGACAGGACCTAAAGAAAAGGGTTATTGGCCATTAAATGTAGAAACATCTTAAATAAAGAAAAAGATTAATACAAGATTGTTTTGGTCAACGCTTCGTTGACTAGATAAATAATATAAACAATAGTTTAGACTCTCACGACCACTACCGGCGACCGCTCCTTGCATCAAAGGGCGTCACAAAATATTAATTGAACGTATTCACCAACGCTACGATGCTCCACGATCTACGTGTATGTCAGGTAAACCTGAAATACACTACGACTCGTTGCGCATCTACGCTCTCGATAGCCATTGAATATATCATCTTCTTGCGCTCATACGCTTACGCGATGGCTTAGAAGATGATACGAGCCTCGGTTTCATATCACTAAAGTTATATGAAACCTCGGTATGTCAAATGGCTATCATCGGGGTTCTACGTTCTCACCTGCACAGCCTTCAGTATCCTATCTCATAGCATAGCAATCCTCCACCTCTAAGAGGTGTTTGATTGCCATGCTTACACATTCGATAGGTCTTCCGGCTGTGTCGTGAACATTAATATTAAGTGGCGCTTTGAGACCTTTGATGCAAGACGCTTCCGCCGTACGTGGTCGTTCAAGTTAAACTATATCAAAATTAGTTGTATTATCTTTTTTAATTCATATTCAAAGGGGATGTAATGCATACATTATTTTATATTATATTATTATTCTTTTTTATAATTGGGTGCGTTGGTACTATTTTTATTCAAATAAAGATGTTGTTAAAAAAAGATAAATTTATATCAATGAGAGATAATGAAATTATTGACCTTAGAAAAGGTATAGATAAATTAGAAGAAAATATAGCTCAAAAAGAAACCTCAATTTTAACTCTTTATCAAAAAATAGAACAAGAATCTAAAAGAAAAAATGAATTACATACCAGGGTAGTTGAGTTGGAAGACGGCATTAAAAACGGCGTTGGTATAACATTAAGAAATGAAATCACTACCGTTAAGAGTGAATTTACTGATGTTGAACTGACTATTATGTCAAATGGAGTATACGAATTGATCCCTCATATTAGTAGAAATTTATCAGATTTTAAATTCTATATTTTATTAATTGAAAAGATTCAAAATATTGTCAAAAAAATGGATGAGTCCAAAAACCAAAATACGAAAGGTGTTTAAATGGATGTCGTATACGGATTGGTCGGCGTTGATTGTGAAACTACTGGACTTAATTATCAAAAAGATGAAATATTAGAAGTTACAGCCATTGAATTTAATGAATATGGACAAATTGGTAAAACCATATCTCAATTGTGTAAGCCAATGAGCGGATATATATCTCCTGAAGTTTCAAAAATAAATGGCATTACTTATGATATGGTAAGGGAATGTCCCAATTATTTAACTGACGGTATAAGAGATAAAATATCTGAATTTATAGGGTCAAGAACCGTGGTCGGGCATAATGTTATAGAGTTTGATTCTAAATTTATGAGAATAAATTTTAAAAAAGCTTATGATACTCTTTTAATGTGCAGATCAAAATTTAGTGGTGGAAACAAATTAAAAACAGCTTGTTTAAGGGTAAATATTAAATGGGATGATAAAGAATCCCATCGTTCAGAATACGATGTTAAAAAATGTATAGAATTATATTGTAAATTAAGGGAAATGGAAGAAAAGGAAAAAGCCAAAAAATCCGCTACCCCTTTATTTGCTATACCGGCCGAAGTGCAGGCCGTTTATAATAACAATCAAGAAATAATAAAAGAAACTATCGATTTGGATTCTTTAAATGATGTAAAAGTCGGCGTTATTTTAAATGAATCTGATAAAAAATTATTTGCTACTCAAACATATTCTTATTCGAGATTAAATCTGTTTAATCAATGCGCATTTAAATGGTATATGCAATATATAAAAGGATTCATAGAGCCTGAGCATGATTATTTTGTTACTGGCAAAATATGTCATAAAGTGGCGGAATGGACTGGTGAATGGTGCTATAAAGAAACTTTTAAAAATAAAATGGAAATATTTTTAACTCAACGTAAAATCAATTTTCAAGATGTTGTTTTACTTGAAGCGCTAGCCAAATTATATAATAAAAAAAATAAGGATATTACAGTCAGAGATTTTGCTGAATATGTAGCTAAAACACCTGGCGTGGTACCGACGTATTTTCCTGATATGAAAAATATAGGAGAATTAATTTATACAATCGATAAATCAATACCGGAAAACTCCTATGAAAGACTATCCATGCCGGATTTGTATACTTATAATAAAATAATAGAAAATGCTATTAATTACTATAAATGCACTAATCCGGAAATAATCAATGAATGTAAAAGAATAATGTCAAGATTTTATACTTTAAAAGATTTTTCATTAACACCAGGGGATTTAACTTTAACTGAAAAAAAATTAGTATTTGATAAAGAATGGAAACCATTAAAAGATTTTTATGCTAATAATGCCTTTTTCAGAGGCGTAATCGATGTGCTCAGTTATTTTGGGGAGTATGTCATTATAACGGATTATAAAACTTCTAGAAAAACCATGAATATTGAACAGTTAAAAGAAGATAGACAAACAATGACTTATGTTCTTTTAACTTATATGTTTTTGCCGCGAGGGAGTTTTAAAAAGATTATTGTAAGAATTGAATATATTAGATTTGGTGAAACTGTAGAATATGAAATAAATAATCCACAAGAAGTCGTGGACAGGGCATTACAATGGATTAACGATTCAATACAATCCATTGAAAAAGAGATGCTTAAAACTGACGGTACGGCTTTTATGCCTAAACGAAATGAATATTGTCATACCTGTTATCTTGGGGAAGATGGGAAGTGTCCATTATTTAATAAACAGATTGCAGGAAAATTAAATGACCCTTTTTCATGTTCAGTTTCAACAATAGATGAATGCAAAGCCGCGTGGAAACGTATAGAAACCAATAAGGCTGAATCTTCACGTTTAACGAAGCTTTGTAAAACTTTTGTTGAACAATGTGAAAATCCAATTAAAATAGATGACAATGCTTTGTTGGATTTTTATGCTGCAAAATATCGAGAATATGATGTTGAAAAAACCCTTAATTGGCTGCTTGGGGATAAAAAAATAGATATAACGAAAATTATTAAATATATCGGCATATCCGGAGCTGAAATTAAAAAACTTATGGAAGATGAAAGAATAGATATAACCCCAGAAGAATTGAATAACATTTCTAAAGTTAAACAAAAAATGATATTTGATGCGCTAGTTCCTGAAGAGATTAAAAGAAACGACATTAAAAAAGCATAGTTTCTTTGACATTACCGCCCCGAGGCGCGTGTCGCTATAGAGGGAAATTATGTGATTAAATGTGGGGTTACATATTCATTATATCTATATACTGTATTATTGATGGAAGTATTACATGCATAATAATAGATTTAAAAAAGCGACAAAAATTTAAAGAAAAATCTAAAAATAAAGGGGATCAATAATGATCCCCAATTTTTATTTAACAAAGGATATGTAAGATCATGGATAGTATCATTATTCCGCCCAACAGATTTTATATAGAAAATGATATTGCAACGGAATTAATTAAAAAATATAATATACAATATTTGCGTTTTGTTTATATTCGCGATATAGACGGGAGAATAGTTTTAATAGCTAAAAAATTAAATAATAATGAAATTCCATCAAATAGGTCATGGATGAAAATAAAAGGCAGATCTCACTTTCATACATTTACGCCTAAGGTGTTAAAACCATATATTGGAAAAAATATTAATTTATATTATGAAAATATATTTCCAGAACCAAATGAAATCTTTAGAATAAAACCAATAGATTTTATATTTAATTTTAGAACTCAAATATATAATAAAGAAACTCCATATTTTACAGCCAATAGCCAGATGGTGATTCCTAAAATATTTATTAAGAATTATATAGGTAAAAATATTTCTCATGATAAAATATGTTTTGATAATACAACCACGGAAAATATTAAATCTGGAAATTTGATTGTTCTTATTAAAGACCAATCAATACAAGATTTGGCTTATAATTTAGATGATTTTATATGTTTTGTAAGATCCGCTAAATTAACTAAAATGATGGATATAATAAAATCTTTTAATAAAATACTTATAAATTTTCAATATTCGTATTTTGTTAAAGAATGTAATGCTATTGTTTTTAAGGAGGATATTAATGCAGAATAATGAATTAAGCGAAAAATATGTAGAGTATGCGGAAATGTTAAATGAATTAACTACTAATGAATTAAAAGTCCAAAATATCAGAAGATTAGTAGATGAATTAAAAGGAAAAATAGCATCTTCTGAGAATGGCGATAGTTGCGGAATGGAATTGTCCGCTCATGCTTTTAAGCAATTATCAGAACGGTTAGAAAAACTATCTATGGAAAATAATAATATTTATAATGATGTATTTAATAAACCAAATAAATCAGAATGCTTACTCTTGCCGTCTAATTTAAAATGTTTTATTATTACTTTAATATCCGATGCCCACAAGAAAGGTGAATATCAAAAAGAATCTTCTAAAAATACTCCAGGAGGATTCGAATACAGATTTACCATTAATATAAAAAAATGGGGAACTGAAGATAAGGAACTGCATCTAGTATGTATTATTGAAAATTATACTATTAAAACTGGATATTTTAATTGGATATAAAGGAGCAATATGATAATCTCTTTATTTAAAAATGAGGGTTTTTTAATTGAATGTGACAATGTTGATTTGTTAGCTGATATGCAGGCGGTTATGGATGGTTATAAAATAAGAAATAAACCTCAAATAGTGGTTCCATTAAAAGCCGGAGCTTTAATTCTAAAATATAAAGATCACGGACTCTCTATGGATAGTATTACCACAAATTCTATAAATAAATTAATAGAAAATAATAAATTAAGAATTATTAACATTCAAAAAATTAAAGATCAATATGGAAAAGAAATAAAATTTGATTATGAATATAAGGGCAAATATACGCCAATGGCTCATCAAAAAATAATGTTTAATGCTATATATTATACCGATGCTGCGGCCATCATAGCCGATCCAGGTACGTGTAAAACAGGCCCCTATCTGTGGGCTATAGATAAAAGAATTAAAAAAGGAATAATTAAAAAGGCGCTTGTGGTCACTCTTTCAGATCTAAAAAAAAATATATTAGAAGAAATGTCTGTTCAAGTACCGGATCTTAAAGGCGTAATATTAAAAAATAAAGATCAATCTAATAAAATCTTAAATAAATTATTTAATGCTAAAAGAAGTTTAGATAAAAATATTGATTATAATATTTATATAGCTAATTATGAATCCATGTATTCATTAGTAGATTTAATAAATTCTGATTATTTTGATATGGTAGTGCTAGATGAGGCTCATAGAATAGGATTTCCCACTTCAAGACAAACTAAGGCCATAATAGAAACTTTTGAAAATTGTAAGTTCAAATATATAATAACAGGCACATTACATGCTAATAATATAATGTCATTTTTTATGCCATTTAGATTTTTAGGAGCCGACACCGTGCCTTACGCTAATTATTATGAATTTAGAAGGCATTATATGTATACCGTGGATCCTAATCAATATATCTGGGTGCCGTGTTCTGGGGCTAAAGAGACTGTTAAACAAATTACTGGAAATTTATCAGTAATGTTTAAAAAAGATGACTGCCTTGAATTGCCCCCGTTAATATATGAAAAATATTCTTGTCCCATGCATTCTAAACAAGAAAAATTATATACACAATTAAAAAATGACCTTGTTGCCGTTATAGATGATATGTGTTCAAAATGTAATAAACAATTTAAATGCGACAATTCTTGTGAGAGTCAAATTGTGGCTAAAAATTCATTAGTGCTTTCTGGTAAACTTTCTCAAATAGCTTCAGGGTTTTATATTAATACCAATATAGGTATAGATCCTGAAAGCGGATCTGAATATAATAATAGTAATATTATTACACTTGAAGAAAACCCAAAGATGCAATTATTAATTACTACACTTAATAATATTCCGGAAGGTTCTCAAGTAATCATATGGACTAATTATATTCATGCTTGTAAGCTTATTTCTGAAGCTCTGAATAAAGCCTTTGGCGAAGAATCGTATATAACGTGTTTTGGAAATGAAGATGCTTACGATCAAGTGAAAAAGTTTCAATCATCAAAAATATCATATATAGTGGCCAACCCTAAAAAAATGGGAGTTGGACAGAATATTCAATTTTCTCATTATCAAATATTTTATAGTAACTCCAGATCGTGGGTTATTAGAGACCAGGCTGAAGGTAGACAGCATAGGCAGGGTCAAAAAGAAAAAGTAACAGTTATTGATCTGATTACAGAAAATACTATGGATGAAGTAGCTTTAAAATCCTTGAAGGCCAAACAGGATCTTAATCTTACCCTGTCACAATTATCCAGAGTTTTAAAAAATTCTAAAGCAATCGATGCCATTATAAATAATCGATCTAGTTAGTTTTTAGCTATTGATTGGAGGGCTATGGCAAGAAAAGCTGTTGTTAATTTAAGTAAAAGTCAACTTGAAATGTATCAAAAAACGTATAAAACAGATATTGAAATAGCGAAAGCCGTTGGAGTGTCTCGGCAATGGATATATATATTAAGAAAAAAATATAATATATTACCTATTAAATCTAAAGATGTAAAAATAAATAGGAATAAAGCTATTTATACATCTTTTATGGCTGATACGAAAAGAAAAGAATTGGCACATAAACACAAGGTTTCATATATAACTATTTGTAGAATTATTAACAAAAACAAGGGGGAAGCGTGTTAATAAATAATAATGATTTTCTTAAAAAGGTATTATTATTTGCTGCTGAGGAACTATATAAAATTCAATTTGATTTTGATGCACTGATGCCCCATTTAGAAGATTCTATTAAAGATAAATCTAATTGGATTTCAGATACAATAGAACAATGGTTTGAACAAGTTCAAGAAAAATATCCTAAAGAATTTGGTAATACAGCCATTTGCGATGTTAATGATGTTCCTGAATTAACTAAAATAACCGAAAATAAGTCAAAAAATTTATCAAGTAAATTTTATAAACTTAAGATAGGTGAATGTTTTGATCTTGATAATTTTACTAAAATAACTAAAGTTATGGATGGTTGGATATACGATGGCGTTCATGGCGTGGCATTTATACCTAAACCATACGGAGCACCAGATGATGTTGATGAAGAGGGGTTAAATCAAGATGTCTGAAGAATCAAATCTTCAATCTAAAATACTTAATGATCTTAGATCGTTTGGTAAATATTGTGAATGTTTTAAAATAATCAAAGCAAGCGATAATGGGGAACCTGATATATTTTTTACTACAATATTAACCGGTGGCGTTTTATTAGAATTAAAACGCCTAACCGGCTCTGCTGAAAAACTTCAAATATTTAAAATAAATAAACTTAATAAATGCGGAACTAAAACATTTGTATGTCATTCGTGGCAAGAATGGGTATCTATTAAAAAAATATTAAATTTAGAAAAATTTACTGTAGAATTAGTTCATAAACATAAGTCTTCGTTATAATTAATTCAATTCTGAAATAACAATAATATAGGATTTATTCCTTTTTTTAAACTTGGAGGGTGTATGTATGGATTTGTAGAACCATGGATTACAGAATTACTTGATGTTCAATTTGATGCCTATAATATTGGCGATGGATTAATCGCCAACATTGTCAGTGCTGATAATTTTGAAAGAATTTTGCATATATTTTTACATATATTTAGTGATAGGACCAATATTAGAAATGGAAAAAATAGTATTGAAAGGCCAATAAAAATTAGTTCGAACGTAATCGGTATGCATCTATTACTTATGAGGTACTGGATTAATGAAGATATTCTTTACGCTTTAACAGATGGCCAAATTAAAGCCAGAGATAGCTTTGTGGCTTTTATGGAGATGCCTAATCCCAGATTTAATTTAGAACATATTAAAGATATGTTTATTCGTATAGCTATGGAGCATAGATTTGGTTTGCGTGACGGAATAAGACTTATTAATACCGAAGAGACACATACTACTGAATTAACAGATCAACATGATGCTATTGATGACGAGAGGGGGATTCTCGCCGAATTAAGGGATCAATATAATATTATTGATATTAATAATCCCAATGTTGGGGTTGTCCCTGACGCTTTAATTGAACACGTTCCTGTTGAACAAGCTCCTGTTGAACAAGGTATTAACATAGAACAGAAAGTCAACATGGATAAAAAACAAGAGAAAAACGAAAGTATAAAAAAGATTTTTATTGAAGATGTAATAACAAACGTACAAAAAATATATTCTTTATATCAATTCACTACCCCCAATAATAATTGTATAATATGCGATCAGACCCCCAATGAAATTAGAATGAATATATTATTTGATTTGGCAGATAAATTGAATAAAAATATTATAATGACTTTACATTATAATAGTGCATATCTTAAAATAATAAAAAAAAGTTATAATACTAAAGAGGTCGAACAGCACACATTGTTTATTGATACATGCCCTATATATTCTTCTGAAGAAAAGAAGTTTGTAAAATTGGTTAAAAATTCATATACTATATGCATGGGTACAATGACAATGCAGCCATTATTGGTATATGGAACGGATGTTAATAATGATGTTAATCTATTATACAAAAGTCATAAAACAGACGAATCTATCGAAAAAATAAAAAATGGAGAAAATTCTCCATATTATAAATATGATCAAATATTTAAAGATACCTACACAAATGTGGTGTGGGCTGTTAAAGATCGATGTGTTATTCACGTGCTTTGTCAGCAATGTTCTGAACGATTTATGGATACTATATTGATTGAACTCACAAAAAGAATAAATAATAAATTATCATATAAAGAATTGTTGGCAATAGATAAAGCATATTTCGACAATATGAATGCCAACAATATGGATTCATATATTAATTTCGCTTTAGAGAATTCAAAAAGAATATATGATGATATGAATAACGAGTTAAAAAAATTAAGAATCTCTTTTAACTCATATATGTCTCAAGCTATGGAAACCGCAAAAATTGCCCAAAGAATTGAAGATCAACTGTCAGCTTTTGACATGAATGGATTTGAGGCAAAAGAAAAAGAAAAGGCTATAAAAAATTATAAAGATACCATGGGAATAGACAAAGTTAAGTGTATATGTATTGAAGATAATAAAATACATATATACACAAAAAATTTATACGTTAAAGATCCTCGAAGTAAGAAATGGCATGACATTGGAACTTTCCATATTATTCTTGGAATGCTTGGGAAATCGTATGATACCTCCAATACTATTGCTATTTTTAATACCAAATATAATGGCATGGGTATGAATAATGATTTTCAGGCGCCCCATGTATATGGTGATGGCCACGTATGTCATGGAAATATGGCCGCATCAATGGTTGAATCTTATAAGCAAAGAAATCTATTTGAATTAATTTATCAAATCATAATATTCTTACAATCTGTTAATGTGGGAGATGCTGCCGGAGCTTATATCCATACTTGGCCTGAAGTAACCGAAGATATGGTTAAGCGCGATGAAGATGGCGCAACTTATGATGAGATTAGTGAAATAGAAAAAAAATGGGATAATCAACTGGCGGAAGCGTTGCCAATTCACATATAACAAGGAATAAGCAATGACGACACTTACTTTTGAAAATTCAACTGGATTGAATTTGAACAATTTTCCAGCAGAGCTTTTAATTTTGGCCACCAATGTAAGTACAAATGCAACTGGTCTGTTAACTATTGATGTCGATAATGGTTTGCTACCACGCTTCTCAGCAGATTTAAATGTTCTTAATCGCAATCTGATATTTTGTCAGATTAATGCTAACTCTATATATATACGAGATACTGAGCGGGCCATGAATCAAATGCAAAATATTGTTCGACAAAATGCTGAACAATTGCTGCAACCAGAACCAACGCGAGAGCCAATAGCTCCAGCACCAGCAACAGTTGCAATAATGAATGATCCTGACGAATCAGCGGAAGATAGTTTTGAAGTAATGAATAATGATAGACAATTTCCAATAAATCAATGTTTAGAAGAAGAAATTTTGCCTTTTATGGCAACAAAATTAAGAAATGCGTGCAGTCCAAATGCGGCAGCAATTCTGAATATTCTTAATCAACTTCAGGATTTAACATGTCGCACCATTATTCTTAAGAATAAATTAACCGAACTAACGAAAAATATAGTTCCAGAAGATAAAATAATAAAATTGAAGGAACAAATGGATCAATTGATAAGAGAAGACAATTTAATAGATAAAGTTCAAATAAATAAAGATACCGGATGGCTGTGGATTACTACCAAAAATCTTCAAACTGAAGAGTTGGAAGATGGCACCAAAAGAGATATTGGAGTTATGTTAATCCAATTAAATCTTAATGTTATGTTATCTACAGTAACACTTGAAAGTGAACATCTACTTCTAAAAATCTTTAATAAAACAAGATATGTATATGATAACGAAGCTGATTGTGAATTTGAAAGTGGCCATATTAGGCATGACGGCACAGTATGTTTAGGCAATGGATATGAGCCATTATTCGCATCGTTATCAAGAAATAATTTGTTACAGGCTATCGATCTTATCATCAAATTTATAAGAAACCCCGACATTGATGATGCGTGGGGAAAAATGATACTTCATTTTCCCGAGGTAGCATAAAATGAAAAATATAACGCAAGGCACCACTTATACTGTGCTTAAACCAGAAAAAAAGGTTCCTCCCACAATAACATTCACATCAAAAGCATTAAAGTGGATAGAGGCTATTATTGATAACCATGAAAATGAAGTTGGTTTTTATGGTATTGTGGAGGAAGATGAAGTGAATTATTCTTATCGTGTTGTGGATATATTCTATCCTAAACATCAATTAGCCACTTCAGCTACATGCGAGATATCTCCTGAAGGAGAGGCCGCAATAATGAATTGGCTTATTGAGCATAACAGAACAACGGACATTGCCAATATGATGTTGTGGGGGCATTCCCATCACACAATGGGAATTTCTCCGTCAGCTCAAGATGATAAACAGGCTATAGATAGAATGGAATCTACAAGACATAATATAATTCGAATTATAGTCAATAAAGAAAAATTAATGTCAGTTTCTTTCTTTGATTATAAAAAACAATTAAGATTTGACAATATTATATGGCAAGAAGAAAAAATAAGCGACGAAACTATTAATTTGGAAATGCTGAATAAAATTCGCGCTATTTTAGATTCCGACGCCGCACATGATAAAAAAATAGATGAAATAGATAAAGTTATGTACGTTGATGTTGAAATGGAAAACATCACTGCAAAAGTTAAAGAACTTAAAAAAATTAATATACCTGAAAATAATTATCAAAACAACCATCAAATATATGGTCGAGATTATAGCAATTATCCAACATTTGGTGGATGCCGTAAACATGGTAAAAATAAGAAAAATGATCTTCTTCAAACAGATGCTTTTGATGATTTTAATAATTACCCCCGCTCGACATCTGTTGAAAAAGAAGTAGAAGAATTAATGAGTGAATGGAATGGGATGGGGGAGTAATATGAATTATTCCCGCCAAGCCCAATTACTTGACCCACAACAAATCAAAAACAGATCTATTACTATTATAGGAGCCGGCGCTACTGGATCTTATATGGCATTATTCTTGGCCCAAATGGGCTGGGGAAATCAGCCTTTTAATCAAGGAGAACTAAAAGTATTTGATGGAGATGTGGTAGAAGAACATAACTTGGCCAACCAGGTTTATGAAAAAAGCCATATCGGAAAGCCTAAAGTCGAAGCGTTAAAAGAAGTAATTATTAGAAAATGCGGCTTCGAAATTCAGGTTTATAATCAGATGGTAACCGACAAAACACCAACTGATTTAATCCAATCAACATACGTTTTAATCCTGACAGACACCATGAAAAGCAGAAAAGAAATCTTTGAACATCACCTAAAAACACCATTCAATACCGACCTTGTTATTGAAACAAGAATGGGTTTACGAGATGGAAGGGTATATGCATTTAATCCTAACATGGGTGAACACGTCAAAGAATGGAAAGCCACTCTGTATGACGACAATGTCGCAGAAGCTTCCCTATGTGGTGCAAGTCAGTCGATTGTCTCTACGGTAGGATTTTTGTCGAGTCTTGCCACTGGAAGAATAATACAGCATTTTAATTACCAGTATGGCAGCGATAGTCTTAGAGGACCTAAGGGTAATAATGACTTCATGATGTGGAATGAAGTTCATTTTTCACTTTATCCTGAATGTTTTTATCTTAGACGATTTGGCACCAATGAACCGGTAGTAACTGCTTAATCGACAGGCATTATTAACTTTTTTTTGAAAGGCTTTACCATGATCGTAGTTAAAATCATGCAGCTGAACTGCCCGGTCGAAACTTATGCGCTCCAGCCTGGAGCTACTGTTCAAGATTTATTTGAAGAATCAAATAAAGAATATGTAGAGGGTGAAGTTACCCGTCGTCATCAGCGTGTTTCTGAAAATGACACTCTTTTTGACGGTGATGTAATCATGATTTCTAAAATGACGAAGGGAAATCAGGATTTGTTTGAGGTTGAAATTCTGCGCATTAGTGGTGGTGGACGCGTCCTTACTCTTACTGCGCAGCCGGGATATACCATCAAACAGGTTCTTGATCAGCTTCCTACAGAGGATCGCGCACAGTTTTTTCGTGCCGATGGAACATCTGCTTATGAATTTCGGCTGAGTGGAGCTGGAAGTTCAAGCGAACCTGTTCCTATGACATATGCACTGAATGCCCCTGCTGGTGGAAAAGTGCGTATTCTGTGCAGTCAGGTTGTTAAAGGTAATTAATTGGATACCGAACGTTAACTAAGGAAGGGAATAGTAATATTCCCCTCCTTATATTGTTAGGATAAACTATGGGTGCGTTATTGCATATACTACAATTTGGTGATAGTGAATGTACTACTTATGTGGTTGAAATTGCAAGCATATCGCATTGTAAGTTTCGATATCCAAAAGAATTACCAATCGCGCTTTCTACAAAAGATCGATATCCAAGTTTGGATATTCATCTTATGTCAGAAGCGAAAATTCAATTGTATTTGAATAGTAAAACTGTTTTTAGAGTTATCGAAGATGATGGGCCTGTTAAAGAGACCACTTCTTTAAAAGAATTTGAAAATTCCATCATTGAGTTGATTCAAGGAAACGGAATTACTGGTAGTTCAATGGACCCGCAATTAGAGACCCAAAGTGATACATAACAACTATTACCAAAAAAATAATAATAAGGCCCCGAAAGGGGCCTTGTTTTACCTATTATTTTTTTAGCTATTAGAAAGAAATATGGCTGAGCCTAGATGATTAATCTAAACCCAGCCACCGATCGCACAGGAGGGAACAAGGGTGGCCTTGCGATCTTAAATAGAAGCACTTAAAGAGCGAGGAGGTTTAACTTCAGGTAAACGATTTACTATTCCAGGATCAGAATTTGCCCCTGCTGCTGATGGCGGATCATCTGCCGTACTAGCACCCTGTGTATAAGTAGGTATTTGACCAGTAGCAATATTTTGAGGCGTAAGAGTTGGGGCAATGTCCGCTTCGATTAGATTCATTTCTTTTAAGTTGCGATAGACTTCTTCATAAAGACTGGGGGTGGAATTTTTCATAGCCAACATTCGTATTTTAAATTCTTCAGGATCAACTTTAGCCAATCTTGAAAATCTTTGGGTAAGTAATAAAATAAGATTAGGTACGGATATAGTTTGAGGGTCATGGCCTTTATTGACAGCCATATTCCCAACTTCCTGTTGAACCCCAGTAGCGTTTTGTTCAGAATTGATTTGTCTATCCTGATCGCGCTTAATTTGAGCCTCATTCTGGCTCACCTCAAGCCTTCTGGCCTGTTCTACCTGAGCATCTGCCCCATATAAGGCCTGAATTATTGTAGCGGCTCCTTGGGCTTCTGCCGACCCTTCAGCCTCTTTTATTTTAAGTTCTATTCTCTTGTCCAAATCATCTTCAATGCTTTTAAATTCCTTCTCTGGGTCAAGACCCAATTCCTTTTGAACCGTAGTTTTAGAAACTAAACTATCAGAATTAAGTTGTTCTGAAGCCTGTATCATAATTTTCTTTTTTTCCAAATCATCAGCCATCTTAAAATCAGACATTCTAAGAGATATTTTTGGTATATCCATAAATTTGGCTATATTTTTAACAACAAATTCAAGCAATAAATGCATATCATTTCTATGATTAAGAAAAGAGTTTTCCACCACCCTTAAAGACACATTACTTCCAGACCAGGATGCTCCACCACGTATGATTTCAGGTATCACGCCCATTCCTGTAATAATTGTGTTCTCAGTATCTCTGATTTCAGGAGAAATCATAAGAAGTCTGGCGTCACCACTGAAGTTCTGCATCCCAAGCGGTATAGGAACAATAGATATATAGTTTGGATCTGAGCGCCAACGCCTGATTTCTTGTTCAACTTTAGCGCGCCAATCACTTAAACTAATAGTAGCATGAGGGCTAACGTCGCCAACAGGCTGAGGAAATAAAATTCTTAAAGGAACGATATGATCAAAAGCGATCATTTCATTACCCTTTTTTAATACTTTTGTATGAAAAATATCTTTTAAAACAGCCATCACAGATGGGATGCCCCAGCCTCGTTCTGCAGGAACAATATATTGAGGACCTGAGCGTTTTAAATGAAAAACGTTATCAGCCATTAATTTTAATTGTTTACGTTTTTCAACAGCACTAATAATTTCAAGTCTTGTGCTATTAATAATATCCATATCACCGCGACGTATAGCAAATTGCAAATCTGGCGGTATTGTATAATAATAAAAATGATCTCCAGTAATAGAGTTATATTTAATATCAAGATAAAGCAAATCCCAATGCACCAAGCCTAATTTACTTATTTCTTTTGTATTAACATCACGGGCTTCCATTTCACCAACATAACCGCATTTTTTATCAGGGCATTTAGCTTTAAATTTAAAGTTTTCAAATTTTACTTGAAGCCCATCAGTAGTATATTGTTTTTTACAAAGCGGACATTTTAACATTCTTTTAAACGGATAATTAATAGATATTAAAGAATTGCCATAAGCGTGATAATCCATGCCGCACTGTTTCAATGATTTTAAAATATTCATTGAATTTTCAAGAATATTTTTCCATTTTTCTACTGTTTTATCGTCCTTTATTTTAGTCTCGCCCTCATCGTCGCCATAAATAAGAGAAGTAATGGGATATTCGGACATTTTGGTAATACACTGAGAAAGCAGTCCATCGCTTACTACATATGCTGCGATAAATTTTAATATACCTTTAATAGTGCGAGGGATAAACGTACTGGTCATATCAAGAAAAGGCGAATCATAACGTATAGATCCTCTTGAAAAAGAAACCTGAACGTTATTACCGGCCCCGCCAATTCCTTGACCACTCTCAGGTGAGGTTATTGAGGTTCCACCAATATCATCAAATTGTCCCATGATTACTCCTTTTAGGATCCATATGCAGCCGCAGATGCTTCTGCACTTAATAGCCGCCTTGCCTGAACATCAATAATATTATCTTCGATATTAATATTTTCACCTTTGACCAATTGGCTGAATCGCTCTAAAATTTTTGGCCATTGATCCTTCATATCTTGTGATACTGTTGCGCCTATTCTATCTTTAATCATATCCATAAGCGAAGGCGGGGGAGTGTAAATACCATCATCGTTTAATAAAACACAAATATACCTAATAATATCTCCACCAAATTTTCCTTCTCTATCAGGTCTGATATAATTCATCATTTTAACTGCATTAATAGCCATTCCTGGAGATGGTTTTTTTAAACATTCAAAATCAGCCATTGCTCCAGAAAATGCTAAAGCCAACTGGTTAAATTCATACCAATCAAAAAATGCTCTATCACTATTGCATAAATGACGTATTGCAAAAACCTTTTCTCTATTTAACCCTTCTAACACAACAGCATAATGTATCCATAATACATGTTCAATAGTTTCAGTTTCCCATTCCCACCAATTCGGACTTAAATTTTTATTTAAAAAATCATAAATAAACTCAACAGAACTTTTTTCATTATTAAAAACAGTATTGAAATTAACTATTCTTTCGTTCGGTTTTGCAGTAGAATTTTTAATTCTATCATTAATTTCATTTTTTATTTTTTCAACCTCATCTTTATTGCCCGATATTTCAGCATCATAAAGAGCGGTTGATAATTTTGTGGCCATAGTTATCTCTCAAGAACTTTAAGAAATACTTCTTTTTCTATAGAACTCATTCCTTTAACTACCCCTGCCGGATCGTTGATAAATTCTTTTTTAGTTTTAACATCAAGATATTCGCCCACTTTTTTAAACTCACCGGATAAATCGGAGGCTATTTTTTTTAAATCATTTTCAGTATAATCACCGATAATTTTATCAGAATCAAAATTAGAATGATTAAGACTGCCAAAAACAGTCATAATAGGATCTAATATCGATTTATCCCATTGATATTCTAAACCGGCCAGTTTATCAAACTCAAAAATTGAATCTACTGTGGTGTAGGCGCTTTGATTAGATGCTGCTGTTTTTATTTTATCTATCAATTCGTTCGTATTAACATTTTTATCATTAATTTTAATATCCTTATTAACACAGGCGTGTTTGCGCATATCCATATTTTTTTCAAAATCAGGAGATACGGATGAGCGATTCAGCATTGGTCTGGAATAATTTTTAATCCAGTCATAATCCAGATTAATTCGCAAATCACTTGCGCGTTTTTCAATAGCGGTGGCAAATGCGGATCGTTCTCTTGGATGAAATCTGGGAAGATAACGATCAAGATAGGCTGCTGTTTTTACGAGTTGATCTTTTGTTTCAATTGGATATTTCCCTTTAAGAGCATAATTCATATACGTTCTCCTTTTATTTAATTTATGTTGACCAGCCAATACATATTCCACCANTAAACGAAAGTTTTTTCGCTNATCCAGTAGTATCCGCGATGCCTGATACGCCAACATTTNCAGCCGCACTAAATCCTGAACCAGAAACAGTCCCAGTGCATGTTAAACTCCCGCCTATAGCGGCATTTAATNGAACAATAAGAGTTTTAATTGTTGCTATGGCTGTTNGAGCGTCTAATGTTGATAAAAATGTTCCAACATCAGCCGTTAAACTATCTTTTACTACAATATTTTCAAAAACAGAATCTAAACCAGTAGCAATTCCTCGAACGGAAGTTGATTCTACACTTGTAACGGATCCGGAACTTGTTATTACTTTTCCTAAATAAACACAATCGTCAGGATCTGGTTCTGGTAATGNATCGGTTGGCGATCGTATAATTATACTATCAACTACTTCATTAACTTGATTCCCTTTAGAAGCAGCCAAATCATCATATACTATATTCTCTGGAGTTCCATTAGAAACAAAACCAGTTTTCTTTCCTTCAGGATATATATCCCCATCTAAAGTATCAAGAATATGTTTTAAATAAATGTAAGTGGTGGTGTTTCCAGGGACGGTAACTTTTAATTCTGACTCAACAACAATAATGTCCCCATTTGGTGTTACCGCCAACCCCGAACCAACATTAATATATAAACCTGAAGCGGGTTTAGTTAAAATTAATCCATTAACAACTCTTCCAAAACCAATAGCATCACCCACTATCCCTTTGTTCGTGCGACGTATATTAGCCATCATGGCCGATTGAACAGACCATGGAGTAATTCCTTTAACATTACCTTCGGTGCCGTAATCTGTACCAAAGATTTCATTTAATCGTTGCTTTAAACCATTTTTAATATTGACTCGTCTCATTTTATTTTCCTTTGCTTAATTCATCAATATCGATCTGAGGCAGAGTTTTGGATGTAGATCCTGCCATATCGATTTTTGCTTGTGAATTATTATTATTATTAAGAGAATCTTGCCCAGCAAGCACAGGCTCAGGCAATTGATAAGCCAAACACCATTCATCTATATTTTCTTTAGGAAGTTGTTCGGCTATTAGTTCTGATAACGTATTTACGGAACCTATAAATTGATTTAACTTTGACCTGGATTCATTGATAAATTTCTGAGCCTTTTTCATTTCTTCACTTAGACCTGAAGCCATAGAATCATATGATTCAAGTTTTTCAAAAAGTTTTATAGAAGATTCCGGTCTTAATTCTTTTTTGCCCATTAAATAAGCTACAGCAACAAGACTTCTTTGAGTAGGATTTAATACTACAAGCTGTTCACGAGTCATAAATCACCCTCCTGTTAATTGTTAGTGGCCACCCATTAACTAACCGTATTACTATAATTATACAATTCAGTTGCATTGTTTTGGACTGAAATATTTTCAAATACGGAAAAGCGCTGATTAACATCCTCATTAATATCCATTATATTAGAAAACATTCCATCATAAGCATATATTCTAAAAATTTTAGGAGTAGGACTGGATCCTATATTTCCAGAAATAAATCTTGAACTTCTCCATTTTTCCAGACCCATAGATTTATTTGCTGTTCCTTCAGATATATTATTTATAATGCCATACCATTCAATATATTCGCTATCATTTTGTATAATTAATTTAAGAATATCTCCTATTGAAGCGTGGTTTGATAATTCTACAATATATCCTGGAGACAGTTCTGAAATAGTTATATTATTGCTATCAGTTATAGTGATAATTATAGACATATCTATAGGCCCGGTAGCCGGTGAAATATATTTAGGATTATTGGCTACAATAGAATAATAATCAAGAGGTATCACAAGTCTTGAATCTTTATAAAATCTAATAGCAGGAACTCCTGCCCAGCGTATTCTTTTATAAAAATTAGAAAAAATAGTTATAGGAGCAAAGTATTCTATATCAAATCTAGAAATAGTCAATCTGGAATCGGCGCTTAAATTAAAAAACTCTCGTATATACGGCAGTTCAAAATAAGGATCATTCACATAATATGGAACTAAGTTTTGATCATAAATTGGAAAAGTATTTCCATATTGATATATATCTATAAGTTGTGATTCTAATTGAATAAAACCATAAAAATTATTCAATTTTTTAGAATTAACTAAATCATTAAAAAGAGAAATTTCGGATGTATCATAATTTTCTTTATTGGCCTTAAAACATTGTATTTTTCCACTATCAGGGGAATGTATTATTCTGGATATTTTTATACCTGATTCATAAATATCATAAATACCATTAGGAGCCGGTTTAGAAACAAAATATCCATCATCATCGGATTGAATAGTATCAACAATATAGGCGCCATTGGGAGTAGGCTGTTTAATAATTACCGTAGCATTTCTTAAAATATTACCAGCACTATCGGACACGTGGCCTTCAATGGATTTAGATCTTAAATTAGCAACCATTAGTAGCTCCTTAATTATTTAGATACAAATTTAAAATAAGTCATGCCAAACCTTCTAGTAACTTCAAGTATAATATTTTTTTCAAAATCAAAGCCTTCATCAAAGGTTACTATTTCACCATCATAAGAAGCCCATGGAAAATTCATCCATTTATTAACAGCCTCGGCTTCTACTTCTTCATTCCCCCATAAATATTGTATCGTACTCTCATTATCATTTGTATAAGAAATTGGATATTTCTTTCTTTTAAGAACCCTGATTCTTAAATATATTTTTTTATTTTCATCAATAAATCGCTCTAAATCAGTGGGGGCTCCCTCAATATTACTTATATTAGATCTGATATCGATATATCTTGAAATAAGATTACCCGCGATCCCTTGCACGACCAGGCTGGTATATAATTGAAAAGACGTATTTTTATTCATTTGTTTTTGAGGATAACATATAGCAAATTGCCCATAATCTGAAGCCTCGATATTTCCGCTATCTATTGATGGCATGACGCCCATGGTAGCTGGATTATAATATATATACGCTTTATAATCTAAAGCCTCAGCTTTAATATAACAAATATGATATGTTTTATTTAACCTGGTATCAAATAATACTAAATTAGATTTACCATTAATGATATCGTTGGGTTCTCCAAAATGAACATAATCAGGAATTTTTTGATGAAGATCTTTTAAATATTTTAATTGTACCGAATAAATTAAAACGTCTTCAAAAAGTGCGCTTTCTGGTTGTAATGAACCTTTATCTACATACAAATAATCTAAAATATGAAGGCCAGCCACCTTATCAGTATTTGAATTAACCGGAGAAACCGGTCTCCAGTTTTCGCCTCTTATAACATCAAGTTTGGATTTATTATCCCACATTTCAATTACAATATCAGAAGAAGAATCTAATGAAGTTAAATCGTTATTTAAAATAGTATTTATATTTTCAGTATTTAAATCGGGCGTTGCGTTAACCATTGAATTGGCAAAACCTGAAAACATTCCACACAACCATCTTTTCATATCTGGAATTGAAGCGTTATCTTTTTGTTGTAGTGTAAAATTATTAAATAACGCTGATGTATTGATTTCACATATATATGAAGGGTTTTCATTATTAATATAAGAAAGCAATCTACTTTCAGCAAATTTCCATTTTCTATTATCGATTAATCCAACCACTTTAATATCTTTAGAAAAATATTGTTCTTCATTATCTTCTAAAACTCGTATATCATAAGTGCCGTATTTCCTAAATTCTGATAAGTCTTTTCCTGGTTTAGTTATTGCAATAAGAGCAAATTGATTATTAACCCATACCAAAGATGCCGGATATACAATAAAATTTTTTTGTGTTTCAATTATATTATTCATACCGCCACCAGAATTATAAGGCAAGGTTTTTATAATTCCTGAATCGGCGTATTGTGTTAATATATTATGCATTCCAAATGAATCGTCCGCAAAAGGAACATGGCGGCTATTTGCTTTGTTGTATCGTTTTGCATTCCCTGATCCAAATGCCTCCCACGATCCAGCTGGAATATATGATAATTTTTTTAATATCCATGTTTCTTTATAATCAGAAAAATTAGATAACAATCTTTCTGTATATGAACCTGGGCAATATGGAAATTCAATATTATAAATAGTTTCATATCCGCCATCTTTAGAACGAGATGTTCTAAAAGAATTGTTTTTTTCAACTATTTTTATATATCCATTAATACCGGAAAGTTTAATCATTGGATAAATTTTTTCATATTGTCTGGACGAATAAATACCAGTCCTGGTGAGAGCTGTGGTAAAATCATATTCATTATTAGCTATGGGATCCATTCCACCGCCCTCTAAGGCTTTAGGGGCGTTTATTGGATAATAATTGGAACAATATATATTAAGATAATTTTTAACACTTATTTCTAAACCATTAGTAATTGTTTTAGATATAAAACCTAGTCCATTAATTTTTATAACAGCGTCAGGCGTCGTAATTGGAGTTGAAGTATATTTATCCGCATATTTTGATATTGAAATAGGCAGTCTATAAACTGAATGATTGCCTTGACCAACTATCCCCAAAGTAGACGTCGTAGGTATCGTAACAGGTGCAGATGTTGTGATTGTAGTGGTAGTAGGAGTTACGATGTCGCGACCTATTAAATCATCAACACAGTCGTCCTGCCTTTTAAAAAAATTATCAATACTACCTCCAAATTTATTATAATAATCACTTTCTGTTAGTATATAATTATATTTATTTAATGGGTCATTTATAGTAAAAGTTTCAATGATATCAGTATTATAATCTTCTAATTGTATTAATTTATCTATTTCATTAATCATATTTTTAGAAGACTTAATTTTTAAAAAGATATCCGGATTATTATAAAAATCGGATTCACTGGCAAATTTAACAGGATCACCATTACTATTAACAAACATATATCCAACAACTTCTCCACCACACATCGGAACTGTTGTAAAATAAGGCTCGGTCATTACTACGGCAGAATGTCTTCTATTTCTTTCCGTATCAATATCAATTCCAGAATATAAATATTTGCCATCCACTTTTTTATGTACAATAAATTGATGAGAAGCGCTGCCTGGAGGAGCAAAAGGCTCGCCAGCATCAGGTTTATTTAACATATGTTTACAAACATTATATACAATTCTTGATTGATCATTTATCTCATCAGGAATCGAGCCGCTATTAAAAGTCATTTGGCCAGATCGCAGATGCGGTTCTCCCATGCGACTACCCCAATTGGCTATTACTTTAGCTGGCTCAAAAATACCATTACGAATAATATTTGGAAAAAACATTACAAAAGAATTCCATTCTTCAGGATATATTGACTGCCACTTTTCAGGATGATTTTCATCAGTTTCATAAAAATTAACTACACCATAATAAGGTGTATAACCTTGATTATAATAATGTATCGTATCGTTATAATAATCAATCCACTCGTTCTGTTGGGTAAAATAAGCATACCTGGGATTGCATATATTTATTTTTACATCAAATAATCTAACTATATCTATAGTAGAAGGGTCCCCAGTAAATATATGTTGAAATATTTCATAATGAGCTTCGTTGGGATCAAATAAATCCTCTTGGTACGCATTAATATCAACAGAGGCTTTATTTAATTCAAGAGTATTGGTTATACTCCAAGGATATGCAAAATAATATCTATCATAAAATTTAGCCTTACCTAAAGCACCAGTATTATCAGCATCATCTAAATGAATTAAATAACCCGACACACAAAATGCCGGCGCTCTCCAGAATTCATGTTTATAATCGAATATTGTAGTTTTTTCGTCTATAGAAACCCTCTGTTTATCAGAAACATTAAAATATTCTATCATATCAGATTCGGACCCTTTATTAGAAATAATAGAATATTGTTTTTTAGTTAATTCAAAAGTATTGGGAGCAAATTTTTGCCTTTGTATAAGAGAAAAGAAATCATAATTTTCATATATTCGAGTTACGTTTCCAAACTCCTGATAAAATATTTCCTGATCGCTAAAAAAAGATATATAACAAGAATGTGGATTCATCGTATTATTAAGTGGTGATTTATGAATAAAATCAGCAATCCACGCATAATAATCAGACGAATAACCTTTAGCGATATCGCTGGCTATAAATTTATTATCTTCAAAAAAGCTAGCAATAGCCTTTTGTTGTTGGGTTGTTTTTTGTGAATTAATAAGTTTCATAATTAGTTAGTGATCAAAGACCTTCCACCGAATTTAACGTTTTTAATTGGATTCCTATCCCCAGACGCACCTTTATTAAAAGTATCAGTTATATAAACAGATAACGTATGTGTGAGTTCGCTAAATCTAAATACATATCGTCCATCGCTGAATACATTACTGAATATATTGCCGAAACAATCAGGCTTTTTTGTAATTACTAATGTTCTAGTCGGTTCATCATAATAAGCTTCAAAATCTTGAACAAATATATCTTTTTTATCACTCATTATTTTATAATCAGCATCCACTATTTTCAAAGTAATGAGTATTTTTGATTCTCTTGCATATTCATCACGTTTAGAAACATCAGCATCAAATTGGCTGTACAAATCTTTTAAAATAATATTATTTGAGCTGGATACATACTGTTTATTAGAATAATCAGAATTTAATTTATCCTGATAAATCGCTTCTATATTATTGGGATTAAAAAAGAAATCATAAACCTCCAGCTCATATGGCCCTATATCTATAATATTATAATTAAAAACTCTGATATTACCAACAATATCATTCGCCTCAGTGATAAAAATATTATCTCCCGCATCAACTATAGGGGAGATTTTTTCTGGTTTAAAAGTTTTAGACATTATTGTTTCAATATCAAAAAGCTGGTCAACAAGAACTACGTCGGACAATACGGGGTCGGTATCAACCAATGATTTATATGTTTTAGTGTTATTTATATAAAGATGACTTGAAGTATCATAATTATATGTTAATGTATTATGGATCTCGTCTTGGGTTGTTACCAAGCAGGGAGAGAATGTTAAATTGCTATTAAACCTGGATAATATAGCCGAATTAGCTATTAAGTTACTTGTTAAATTATTTTTAGATAAATATAAATTACTTGATGAATGCGCGTTTCTATAAATAAAAAATGTATTAAAAGCATATACCACACCTTTAGGTATATCAAATACAGCATCCGAATTAAGTTGAACAATACAATTTGAATATTTAAATCTTATAATGTCCGTTACCGACGATGGGGCCAGATAATCCGCCAAAGCCGATTCGTCACTGTATATTTTTAAATCTTCATAAGTAATAGTATACTGTTTGGAACCTTCATCTATAAGTGAGGTTGTATAAATTAAAGAGGCTGGCCCATTTTCCAATTCAGGTAAATATGTTTTAATTACAACGGTTCTCGACGCTCTATCCAGTAATTTAAATACACCACTGAATTGCTGATTAGCTTCAACATTAATTTCTAAATTATACCCTTGAACATAAGCATTATTAGCAAGAAATTCGTTAATACCCCCAGTGCCTTCAATGCTGGGAAATTGATACTGTAATGGCAATGATGATAAAATATGTTTCCTTAAATGAATAACAAACGTAGGTGGGACGTTTGTAGAAAAGGAATTTACATTTATAATTACAGGATTAACCATTAAAGATCCAGTTCCATAAGCATCAAAATATTCAAAAGCGCCCCTATCCCACAAGGCAGGTTCTCTTTTACTTAAAGTTATATCAGTGTCGAATGCGTATTCTGAAATAGCAGATAAATCAATTGCAGTATCGTATGCAGAAAAATCAACACCCCTATTTAAATCAAAACTTCCATCTTCTACATTAACAAATTTAATAATAGTATTTCTATAGTTGGTATAATAAGTATATCTCTCAGTATAATAGCTAGGAAATCCATAATAATCATCAACAACATTGTTTAAATAATTAATATTATTATCTAATAACGCATATGCAATTACAAAATTTTGAAATATAGATTTTTGAATAATATTATTTTTGATATCAAATGGTATAGTATTTTCCCCACCCTGAACATATACTCTTGTAATATAAATCCCTCTAAGACAATGGTAGATAGTATTATTAAAAATGTTTCCTTTAATGCGGTCTATATATGGATCGGTTGTTCCTGTCCGAACGCCATCACCACTACAATTATATATAAGATTATTAATTATATAATCTTTACAATATAAAAAAGGAACTATGGATGCGTTTGAATAAATACCATGACCAGAATTTGAATTTGATATACCACAATTATAAATTATATTTCCAATAATAGTATGATTATTGCAACCAAACAATTGAATTCCATCCCCGCTATCATTAGAGATTATAAGACCTTCTATAATAATATTATTTATAGAATTAAATTTTAAAGCAAAATAATTATTCGCCCTGATGGTATATCCATTTTCAACATGGCCATTATGTCTCTGTCTGGAATTAACTTCATTTATAATATCATAAGGGGCGTAAATTCTTATAGTACAATCAGGAGTGGTTGTTACTGAATTAAGTTCAATAGGGCCTCTGTCAATACCGTCATTATATGCAACTACGTTAAGTTGAAGTTCTGATGAAGCCAAATTTTTTCCGGTAGGAAGTTTAGACCAAACAGAATTAGATATATCTGATAATAAAGAATAAATAGAATTAAATGGTTTTATTATATNTTTTACTTCACCAGAAATATTATCAATAGCCTTGCCATAATAATCGGTAACNATCCATTCATGTAAAGAAATCTTTTGTTTAATTAGGCACCCATTAACAAAATTTGATGAAATAATTTCATTACCCACGCCCATTTGTGGATGGATCTGATCTGTATAATTTCCATCACTATCCGCAAATGTTATAATACTTATATCTTCTTTAATTCTTATGCCAGAGGTTTTATTAATTGAATAATGTAATGTATCATCATGCGCAATTTTAATATCCTGATCTAATCCAATTCCATAATATACTTTATATGGTTGATACTCAAGAGCGCCACGATCCCAACGAGCATTTCTTGTAAGACCACAGGCGTCAATAGAAAAAGCATAATTACTACTAATATTAATATAACTGGGAAAGTTATGATTATTAGTAATAAATGGCATTGCATTAGACATTGCATATATATCATTTATATTTAAATGATAAATATTATTATCTTTATTTTCAAATAACATTGTAACATTAGAAATACATTCATTATGGATTCCTGCGCTGGCATCTTGACTTATACAATATCGTAAAAATATAGATGCATTATAATAATCTGAAATATACCCTGAAGGGGAATTGTTTTGAACTATGTTATTAAAAAGAATATCATTAGTTTCATTATATATTCCATATTTTCCACAATTAACTACAGTATTATTGCAAACAAAATCTGAACCGGAACACTTAATTCCGGTATCGGACTTATTAGCAATAATATTATTAATAATAACTGATTCTGTGGCGGAAGAAGCGTCAATTCCATTTGATCCACCCATAATCAAACAAGAAGTGACTTTTGATTCAATAGAATATGTATCAAAAATTACTCCGGTTCCTGGCTCTTGTGTTAGTATGATTAAGCCATCTATTATAATGTATGGAACCCCAATTTTAATACAATCTCCTGATGCTGGTTCTATTCTAACTTCATTAAAAACCTCAGCGTCAGTAATGTAACCCTTGTGTCTTTGAGAAGAATTACATTCATTAATATTATCTGATGGAGGATATATTCTTAAATAATAATTTTTATTTGAAGCATAATAATTATAAGCAATATTACTAATATCTACTTTGACCGTGTGAGCTAAATTACTTTTATACATCGGAATATTTATTTGACATCTTGCATCAATTAAAGAATTAAATAAACCACCATATCCATTTTTAAATAATGTCCGTAAATCAGAAATGGCTGCATTTAATTCTTCATAACTATGTTTAATTGAATTTAAAGCGACATTGCTTATATCGTTTGGAATGGCCCCATATACGGTTCTAACCTCCCACTGTTTATATGAATATTTTTTATATAAATAACATTTGTGATGAGCTGTCGCATGATAATCTACAGTGTCACCAATGCCTATGTTTCCGTCTTGATCGATACTAAATTCAGCAATTCCATTAATAATTGTAATAGTAGGATCTAATCCGGATTTTAAATCATCAGTAGTTTTACTAGATGAAAAATTAAAAATGAGTGGACTAACATTAGGAACACTGTCGGCCCCCATAGACCATTCTATTAAATCATCTGAGTCCATGCTGAGATAATCCATATCAATATCATAATTAGTCATTATATCGAAGCCATAAGAATATATTGGACGAACAAGACCTTTATTAAGTGCGGCAAAGTCGTGTCTAGCCAAATGATAGTTGTTATTATCAGGATCAAGAAAATTAATATCTATATTTTTATATCCGCTGGCTCCGGTTATATCATTTGAAATACAGTTTTCAAAAGCTCCATAATCACCTGCGCAACTATAGCCAACCGGAAGCGGATCTAATGAAACATCTACTTGAACAAGATTGTTTGTTAAAGACGCATCTGCGGAACTCACATTCCTGCTAATTCCGCATGTTAAAGCATTGGGCACAGTATTATTAGATGCTCCACCATTTACGATATCAATGCCGGTATCGGTATTATATATAATATTGTTAAAAATTTTAATATCAGTAGAGCCTGCAATTTGTTTAATACCATAATCCCCAGACGCTGCAGATCCTATAATTAAATTGCCATCTATTAAATTCAAAACACAACCTGTTTGAATTAAAATTCCAATTCCGACAGATTTAATAATTAAACCTTCTACGTTAACATAAGAATTATTTATAATTATTCCGCCGGCTGAAGATTCAATGCCAAAAGCGCTGGTACTATATATTCCAGAATGTCTTTGTTTTGTATTACATTGAGTAATAGTATTCCATGGGGTGGATATTACCATTTTATAATCTTGACTACACGACCAACCATTAATAGTTACATTACCAGCATCGAATCCGCCATCATTATAGCACCATATAAATAAATTTGCTTTATTGGTTATAAGATCAACTGATCCAAATTCATGAGCTATATTCAAACCAACAAAAGCGTCATGAAGATTGTGCGTTACCCTGGCTATACTGGCAACACTAACATTATCACAATCGTAACTATTATTTAATAATGATCCATACCTATCCCTGATTATCCAGGTATAATTATTGCCCTTTTCTGCAAGATAATATCCAGGTATTATAGGGGTTCCTGTGGTAGAAGTCGTAGTAGTGGTTGTGGTACCACCAGAAGCCAATATAATTTTATCACCAACACCGATACGATGGTCAATATCATGATTGGAAAATGTAATAATACTATTTTTAATAGATGCCGTTAAACCAACTGAAATAAAATTATCTGTAGATATTCCTAAAGAAAAATTAGCAATATTGTCTAAAGATGGTACAAAATAAACGCATCCTATACACCAATTGGAGACTGTTCTATAATTGCCTTCAAAATCATCATAAACACTATAATCACTATCAGTAGACAATATAACCGCATCGGTCATATCAAGAGAAGTAGCGAATGAAATATGATAATTATTAGGAAAATTATTTCTAAAAATTATTTTTTTATTAACTTGGTTATAAGATCCCTGAAACTTATACAATGATTCATCCTCAGACCAACAACTGTCTACTGTAATAAAATCAGGATCATAAATGGTGGCAGAATATCCCTTTTCCGTACTTCCTTGTTCAAGATTATTTTTTAATATAGCTTTATTAGTAAATTGTTCTTCAGGATGAATTTCAATATTAATACCACGTTTATTTTTAATTAAAGTATTATTATAAATAAAATGATAACCATTAACAGTACGAGAGGATATGTGACTGATATTAATACCATATTCTTTACATTTATAAATAAGGTTATTAACTATTACTATTTTTTCACTTTCTATATTATTACAATTTATACCATTTTTTCCACAAGAATATATGATATTATTTTTAATAATTTGATTATTACCACCTACGGTAATAATTATTCCATTTGCTTCAGATGACGTTATTTGCAACCCATCAATGACAACATTGTCTTTTGATATGGTTAAACCATCTATGGTCGTAGTCAGATTCCATAGCGTAAAATCTAACACTCCAGAATGACGCCTTCTTACGTTACATTCTTTAAAAATATCATAAGGAGTAGTTATAGTAAGAAATCTAGTAAAATCAAATTCTAATACAACATTAAAAGCAATTGGGTTAGTTTCTGTTCCATATGAACAATAAATGGTTGGTTTAAGATCTGATGTTATAAAACTGGAAGTGTTTATTAAACTGTAAATTAACGGATCACCCATACCACTATTATTGACAGTTTGATCCAAGTTATTAAAAATAGTTGTTATAGTTGTAATGGATGTAAGCGCTTTATTTTCAGGTATTTTACCCTGACCTGTTGAATCGTTTTTAGTTACCAACCAACTTGTATCAGTATATTTCTCATATAGAATATATTGTGAAGCATCAGACATTGTAACTAAACAGCCACTACATAAATACTGATTGGTTTGTGAAGTATCAAAATTCATTACACCATTAGTGATAGATGCAGAAGGAGTCCCTGTTTTTAAATCTAATATTGATCCTATAGCAACTTTTAATTCTCTAACATAATGATAAGCTCCTATAGGCCATGTGTTATCAATGCTATTATCGGAAACATCAGTAATAAAAGAATATATTAAATCATTGGATAAATCTTTTCCCATTCTTACAGCTTCATCAGAAGCTTTCGGATCAAGCCTATAATCATTATTTGATTCATCTTTAAATTGAATAGTAATATTAGGGTGACAATCGGTTCCGCCTGAAGAAGAATTGTCTTTAGTGATACAATTAAATAATTGTCCTGAACCAACAACTATATCGGCTATGGTACAGTTTTGAACAAGATTATTGGTTATTATTGAAGCATAAGAACCATTTATTATACCTTGTTCCGTAATACCTTTACCAATAATAGTATTATTATAAATATAACCAGTTACACTGGTAAATATAGCGCCCTTTTTCATGCCATAAATAATATTGCCTTTAATTATAACCGAACTGGGTGCGGCAATATTATCAAATATTGCGTATTGAGCATTAGTTAAAAGATTGTTTATGATCTTGATTCCATTTTTTAAGCCTACTATTAATCCATTAGTATTTCCTGAATTGCCATCTATCCACAAACCATCAATTTGCATATTGGCTATAGGTGTAATCCCATTAATACCATCAACCACCGATAATTTATATCCTCCAGGAATTCCTGAATGTTTCTGACGAGAATTGCATTCACTTTTTAAATCTATAGGAGCAAATATTTTAATATAATAATTAGAATCAGTAATCCATAAAGGGCCCGGATCTATCGAACTAGATACGGAATCATTCATTTCATAACATGCTATTCTTAAAATAGTGTTTAATTTTGTTAAATCATAAGCGCCAACAAGGGCATGTGCGCCATCTACTGCGGCTTTCAAACCTGAAAATGTTTTATTTATTGATATTAATGTTTCTTTTGTGACATTCTGAGCAAAAACTAGTTTGCCACCGACGCTCTGTAGAACTTCCCATTTAGTGGTTGAAATTTTTCTATTTAAAATAACTGAACCATGCGTAAAAGTTACCGTATCTCCAACCCCAATATATGGATGAGTTTGAGGATACGAAAATTCAAGTATTCCATTTTGAATATTTAATAAAACATCCAAGCCCTTGGCTGATTTGGTTATATATTCATCAGTATATGAGGTTTGTTTACCAACAGATATAGTTATAAAACCAGGATAGTTCTTAGTGCCATGAGAAAAAGCGGCTGAACCCCCAATGGGCGAAGCGAGGCTATGAGCTTTGTGCCCTATCATATTTTATTTCCTAATTATGGAGCAGGCGTGGTTCCTACTAATATATATGGAACAACTGGCCCTCTATGAGTAACCCTTGATGGATCGGTTGCATATGTTNTACCGATTCCTCCCTCAAAAGCTTNAGCCTGAAATTTACAATTTTCTAAATTTCCAAAATTTTCAATCGTAGCATACCATCGTATCCAGGCTTCACCGCCACTAACCTCAACCTGATAAGGCAATCCCATCCAGGTGTCTTCAAAAGAATCGTTATCAATAGAAAACTCATTAATTTTAAAAGAGCGCATATTAGAAGAATCCGTAGCGCTTACTAAAGCAATATATTTATGTTTATCGATAAGTTTTGAAATAAATAGCCATAATTCTATCGTCCAAATATCAACATCAGATTGATAATACATAGTTACACTAATAGGGGCGACCGCCACATTGGCAACCAGATCCCACATAGTAATACTAACAGTTATAGTGTAAATNCTATGATCGTTTGCGATTGGAAGCTGATCGGTATCATCAATAACATTGTTGCCGTCAAAAGCCATGACGGTGTCAGAATTAAAGTTAATAACTTGAGGAATTTTCATGCCAATCTCCTTATATGATTTAAAAAAAATATTATGATTCTATATGCCGCCAAAAANTACCATCAAATATAAACATCATTGCAATTTTATAACCAATACCAGCTCCCAGCGATCTGGCGCCCGGAGGTGTTCCAACATCGCCAAATTTAAATACATTATATGTACTCCCCGGGGCAACATAACTAATAAGAGTACATGTTTTTGTTATATCGGCCATACTAAATATTATCGTATCCCCCGATTTAAATCCACAACTTGGATCAATGCCATAAATGTTTTTAAAATCAAGAGTATTATCTAATAAATAAAAATTAGCATTTCTATTCAATGTCAAAAAATACCCTTTCACTGGTCCTACTTCTGTTTTGGTATAAGTTCCGGTTTGACCATTTGTTGATAATTCCCCACCATATGTTAAATTTTTTCCGGCAGTTATATTTCCGGCGGTTGCCGCAATATTACCATTATTAGATGTGATACTAAAGTTTGCTGTAACATTA